GCGGAGCCTAGCGAAGTAGTATAATAGTTCTATCGTTTCTGTAACCATTTCTAAGAGGATCAGTGACATGCCTAAGCAAGTTTCAACAAGCAGTTTGGCCGCTCGTATTAAGGCCAAGGCAAAGAAGGCGTTTGACGCAGCAAAAACTGCTGAGCCAACCTATGATACTGGAGGCAATTTGCCAACAGGTATCGAAGGTGGTATTGCACAGTTGGTTGACTGCTGTGTCAAGAAGATTAAGGGAGGAAAGAGCAATGCTGGTGAGTTGATGTTCTTTGCAGCTGGTGTAGTTGTTAGCCCAGAAGAAGTGAACGGTGTGCATATTAAGGGTCTTCGCACTTCAATCATGGAACCCTTGTATGACACCCCGACTCGTGGTCGAAAGACGTTTGGTGAGCACCTGGACTGGGTGTTGAACGAGATGAAGAAGCTAGGGGCAGACCTCAGTGAAGTCTCTGAGGACGAGTTGGAAGGTGTTATGGCTGACTTGAAAGAAGCTAAGCCATACTTCCGCTTTCGTACTTGGTCCGGTAGCAAGCAAGAGATTGTCAAGGATGGCAACAAGTGGAAAGTGGGAGATAAGAGCTACTTATCGGAAGCTGCTGCCAAGGCTGCTAATCCCTATGCTGGTCGTGAGCCAACAGTGAACAACACGTGGGGCGGCACGAAAGGATTGGAAGACTACGTGTCTGAAGAGCCTGAAGGTGCTGTGGTAGACGAAACCACTAGCGACGCTGCTGAAGAAGCCGAAGAGGCTGAAGAGGCTGCTGCTGAAGTTGAAGAGGGTGGTGACAATGATCTATCCGAACTGGCAGAGCAAGCCGATGGTGGTGACGAAGATGCCCAGCGAGAGTTAGAGAAACTGGCTAAGGCAGCAGACGTAGACGCTGCTAATATTGCCACGTGGGCTGAAGTAGCTGAGGCTATTCAAGCTGCTGGAAGCGGTGAAGAAGCTGAAGAGGCTGAAGAGGAAGCTGAAGAAGCTGAGCCCACTATTCCCAACAAGGGTGACGTGTACTCCTTCAAGGCCAAGGGCAAAAAGAAAGCAGTGGACCATGAAGTGGTTGCTGTGTTGCCCAAGGCCAAAACGGTCACCCTCAAAAATTTGGATGATGGTTCCATGCTAAAGGGAATTGCTTGGTCTGAGCTGGTTGGGTAGTGTTCCGTTGGGTGACAGTGCAGGCTGTACCAAGAGCGCCTCCTGTTAGCTAGTAAACTTCATTCTAGGGCACTAGCTAATACGAGGAAGTGGGTGCGACCCCCATCTGCACTGCTTAGTTGATAGGAGCAGACCTAGTGGGAAGGGAACCCTAATTGGGCAGGTTGTAACCTTTATCAGGGGATCAGCCTATACCATGAGCTAATTGGGTAAACGGAGTGGTGGTAGAAGTCTGATAAACTTTAATGTATCCACACCGGCCAACTATTTTATTCAGAATTGTAAGCTTGCTATTGTGTGCTAGTCCTGTGATGGCATAAAATAGCATCAGTGAAGAATCGGAGCGAGTAATCGCAGTGCACCGAGCAGCAGTCTGTAGGAATACGGAAGATGGGGATCATATGAGGTGTTTGTGGTGCTGGGCATCTAGAAAGTGGGTAAGACACTTAGTTGACATTTATTGAAAGGAAACGACATGTACGAAGAACGAATGATGAAGTGGTTTGAATTTGAACATCTGCCAGACCACCTTAAAGCAACGTCGGCTAGGTTTTGGGATATAGCATGCCAAATTACAGCTACCATTGAATCTGGGCCAGAGCGAACAGTTGCACTCCGCAAGCTATTGGAATCTAAAGATGCAGCCGTACGGGCAACACTTAGTCCGGGTAGCTAGAAAGTCAGCCACGTCAATCGTGCATTTCTAGCAGTTATCTGTGTATTCCGAGCAGAGCCCAACTCGGTTTAGTTTGTCGAATGGCTTAGCATTCGATCCCCATACCAGCGGGTGTAGGGGCTAATGGATGCCTAAGTCTGGTAGCCATGATAACTAGGAGAGACTAGTAATTGTGGTGGCGGCGTAGAAGGACACGCTGGATATCGGCCAGACAGAACATAAGGCTCAGACGTTAGTAGGCTGATAGAGATGGGAGAGTCGATCCCAAGCTGGTACTCAAGCCCAGCCCACTACTATTTACTTTCCTAAAGGAATGGTAAGCTATGTCACTAAGAGGAGATAGAAAGAAGATTCAGCGATCAGTGTTGTATTGGATGGAGCACTGTCCATCGGATAAGGTGTTGCCAGAGCTACTGAAACTACAACAAACCATAAACAGTCAAGTCGACTTGATAGAATCAAGTAGGGTTTGTACCTATGCCAATAGCCCCACCTCTCAAGACAAAGACGACAACCTCATCGTCAACTCCATCGGTGAACCAATGCAAGTTAACATCGAAGAAGTCACCGCCAGCACCCTCGTCAGTGACGGGGAAGTCTGCTGATCAATGTATTGCCTGTGGTGGTACAGGCAAATCTAGTCGTGGTGGTAGATGTGTTCCTTGCTTAGGTAAGGGCACCATTCAAAAAGTCACTTGGCCAATGCTCTGTAAAGTGTTGGCTGAAAGTGTAGAGCGGGGTAAGGGTAAAATTGTGAAAGGAAAAACCAATGTCAAGTAAAAAGAATAACTTGTCTAGCAAACTAGCTGCTTTGCGACGTAAACAACATCAAGAGTTGGTTAAGAAGCAGAAGGCCAGAGAAGCAACATTAGCAAAGCGTCGTAAAGTTATTGTATTAGCTAACGAGATAGCAGTGGCAAGCGGTCAGATTTAGCCATGGTAGATTTAATCATCATCATAACAGTCAGTATGATTCTATTCTATACTGGATTCACACTAGGATATCTTAGAGGTAGAATCAGTGTACTAGAATCTAAGATTGAAGACTGGGGAGATTCATTAGAACACCTTGGAAACAATAATGAGTCTAGCAGATAAGATACGTGCTGAACACATTGACTTACGAAAGCCCAAGCCTGTTCTTGTACTTAGACCAGAATTGCTTTTATGTGAAAACGTGCCTAAACCGATGCACTGTGTTGCTCCTCGCAACGTGCTTGGTAGTGTTTGGTGGAATCAAACACGACAGGTTGCATATGAGTCCACTTCTTTTCATTGCCTAGCTTGTGGAGTTTGGAAACACAATGCAGAATATCGTCAATGGCTTGAGGGGCATGAGTATTTTTCTGTGGATTATAAAGCAGGACGAATGACTTACATTGAAACTGTGCCTTTGTGCCACCTTTGTCACAACGCAATTCATTCTGGAAGATTGGCAGCACTGTTAGAAAAGGGTCAAATCTCACATGTCAAGTTTGCTGCCATAATCAGGCATCGTGATGCAATACTCAAAGCTGCTGGGCTAACTCTTGCACCAGAATACAATGGCCCATTTGCACCTTGGTCATCTTGGAGGTTGGTTTTGTTTGGTAAAGAATACCCACCCAAGTATGCTACTAGAGAAGAATGGGAATCTGCTTTTAAGGTATAGTGCAAGGTGGCTAGGTTTTCGCGAGCCGAAAAGTCAGAACCCTACTGGCCTGCCACTTTCATTTCTTAGGGAGTACAAAGGGAGTGCTGTCTATGCCTAAAGGAATCAATTCTGGTTCTGCCAATGGTAGTTGGAAGGGAGGTATTACTAAGCTGCATCATGTTGATGATGCACTATTAAAAAGCAAAGCAGACCAAAAATTGCTTTGGGAGTATTTGCTCACCAAAGTAACTAAGAAGTCTAACGGGTGTTGGATTTGGAATAGAGAAAGGGATGAACAAGCGTATTGTGGTCGCCATCGGTTAGCATACGTTCTATACTACCAATCTCCCATTAAGAATTTGAAAGTTTGCCATAAGTGTGATACACCAGCTTGTATCAATCCAAAACATTTGTTCAAAGGAACACACCAAGACAACGTAGACGACCAAGTTTCAAAAAGAAGACAGTGTCATGGGGAGCGTAATGGTCGTGCATTGTTAACAGAGGCGGATGTGCTGTTGATTAGGAATTTGTACAAACGAGGCAGTCACACCAGCGGACAGGTGGCGTTAGCAAAACAATTTGGTGTTCCTCAAACAAGCATCAGTGCTGTTGTTAGAGGCATACATTGGAAATATGTTGGTGGCCCAATAGATACAAGGACAGGGCGTAAATCTACTCTAACAGAAGATCAAGTTTTGGAGATTAGAAGTAGATACGTGCCATTTATAGACAGCCATCATCCAAGTAATCAAAGACAATTGGCAAAAGAGTTCGGAGTTAGTACTGCAGTTATTTATTTTATCACACATGGCATAACTTGGAAGCACTTACTCTAATGATGAGATCCGAAGATGAAATCAAAATAGCTGCAGACGTAATCAGCTGCCGTATGCTAGAGGAAGAGCAGCGATTGTCAGTAGTTCAGTATGCAATAATGGTGGGAATGGTTGCAGCGTTATCTTGGGTGAAGTGTAGTGAGAATGGGTTTGCTGTGCAAGCACTATTAGATGGTGAACCCATAATTTACGATGATTGCACGGAACAAACCTTAGAAGCACTTAGACAGGCTATTAGGAGTAGCGATGCCTCGCGTAACTAGAACACTTGCTATTGACACAGAATGTACTGGAAAGGATCTCAGACATTCTTGCCGCCCATTCATGGTACAAACTTGTGACAGCAAAGATTGCAGTGAGTTTTGGGAGTGGGAAGTGGACCCATTGACTCGCAAGGTACGTTCCAGCAAAAAAGACTTGTTAGAAATTCAATCTGCTGTAGACAATGCTGATGTTTTGGTGTTTCAGAATTGCAGGTTCGATCTCACAGGATTGCAGTTGACGTTTAGGGATCATGGATTGGAGTTTCACTGGGATTGGTCTAAGATTAGAGACACGTTGATAGCTGGGCACCTATTGAACAGCGGTCAACCCCATGATTTAACCACAATGGCTGTCATTTACATTGGGGTTGATATTCAATCTTACGAAGATGATATTGAAACAGCTTGCCGCGAAGCCAGGCAGCTAGTGAAACAAGCCAGGTTAAGGTTACAAAAGCATTCAGAAGAAAGCGACATTGCTCATTGGCGTATAGCAGAAGAAGGATTGCCAGAAATGCCTTCTGCTAAGAGTGAATCAAAGGGTAACAAAGCAAAAGGAATAGTTGGTAGCAGCCCTTGGAAATGTGACATGTGGCTGCCAAAGCTAATGGCAAAGAAGTTGGAATATTCAAAAGATCATCCTTGGCACACTGTTGCACAAGAATATGCTAATGCAGATCCCATCACCACACTGCACTTGTGGAAAGCACAAGAACAGTTGTTGAAGGATAAGGGGTTGTGGAAGATATTTCTAGCACGTATGCAAATGCTGCCCAGTGTCATGGCTGTAGAAGATGCTGGCATCACCGTTAGCAAGTCTCGGGTAGAGGAGTTAAAACAAGACTACATTGAAACTTCTGCACGGTGCAAGCGCACTTGCATTGCTGTGTCTGGTGGTGAAATAGAAGAACTACCTGTCAATGGGGTTAGCAATGCATTGAAGCACGTTATCTTTGATGAGTTCAAATTAGTTTCTCCTAAGAAGACGAAGAAGGGTAACGTCAGCCTAGATAAGTACGTGTTGGACGAATGGCTGATTAGTTTACCGGAGCATAGCAAGGCACGCACGTTCATCAAAAATCTGAAGGCATACCGTAAACGACAAACGGCGTTGGGATTCATCAAAGCCTATGAGAAGTATTGGCTGCCTACAAACATTGAGGATTTTCAGGTTATCTACAGTTCTCTCAACCCGACAGGTACAAATACCCTCCGTTGCAGCATGTCCAATCCTAATGGACAACAGATCAGCAAGCAAGAAATAGCAGAGGAAGGGGAAGACGGTCACAATGCACGCTATATGTTCGGGCCGGCACCTGGGCGAGAGTGGTGGGCATTGGATTATGAGAATCTAGAGTTGATGTTACCAGCTTATGAGTCTGGTGAAAAGATTATGATTGAGCTTTTTGAAAAGCCAAATGATCCACCTTACTTTGGTAGCTACCACTTGATGAATGCTAGTATTGTATATCCTGACTTATTTTGGCCACTGGCAGAACAAAAGGGGGCATTCAAAAAGAAATATGCATCAACTTGGTATCAATGGATAAAAAATTTCGGGTTCGCTTGTGCTTACGGAGCAATACCTGAAAGTGGTACTGCAGATCGTGCTGCACACAAGGCTGGTGCTCAATTAGCAGTGATGAATAGACTAACTGAGCACACAAAGCTAAACAAAAAAATGATTGATCTTGCTAACAAGCAAGGCTACGTTGAAACGATGCCAGATAAGACAGTTGATCCAAAACATGGCTACCCTGTCTATTGCAGCCGTTCTGCTTGGGGTAAAATTAGCCAAACTTTACCTTTGAATTACCACATTCAATCTACAGCCATGTGGTGTACTATGAAAGCTATGACAAGATGTCATGCTCAGTTACAGGAATGGCAGAAAAATGGACTTGATGCCAGAATGGTGCTTCAAGTTCATGATGAAGTCATTTATGATTTTCCACTTGGTGGTAAGAATAATTTACCAAAGGCTAAAAAGTTAAAACAACTGATGGAACAAAGCGGAGACGACTTTGGAGTACCACTTAGAGTTGCTATGAGTTACCATCCCAATAATTGGGCAGAAGAAGAGAAGGTAGAATAGTAGGGTATGGCTAGGCTGATCCCCGAATACCCGCTCCTTGACGGGCTGCCATATCCTCTATTTTCAAGGATTACTTCAAGGAGTAGTATCTAATGATTGGTAGAGTATTTGGTAATCTAACAGTACTCAGTCTTGCAGGAAGAGGGCCCAGAGGATGTAGTTGGAATTGCTTATGCACTTGTGGTAAAATAACTAAAAGAACTACAGGTCAATTAGAAAAAGGTGGGTACAAAAGTTGTGGGTGTGGGTTACAACCTAGAATTGGGGTAGTGTCTGGATCAAAAGAAATTAGATTGGCTAACAAATTAACCCATAAGTCTTGGGCTGCTATGATTGCCAGATGTTATCCAACTAGGTACAAATCAAAAACTAACTGCTATGCTGTAATCAACATTTGTGATCGTTGGTTAGTGTTTGAGAATTTTCTTAGTGATATGGGTCCAAGGCCATCTATCAATTATTCTATTGATAGAAAAGATCCCACTGAAGGTTACTGTAAAAACAACTGTTGTTGGGAAACAAAAAGCAAGAATAGTCAAAAGATTAGATTGAACCTTACCCCAGAAAGAAATAAAAATGTTAGTGAAGGGATTACAAAGGCTTGGGCAGAAGGTAAGATAATTCTCACTGAAGAATCAAGAGAAGGAATTGGAAAAGGTGGAGAAGTACGTCGCGGTCGCAAACTACAAATTTGTGATCGTTGTGGAGCGAAGTCTTATCGAAGCATTTGCCAGCAATGTATTATTAAGCAAAAGCGTAAGCAAAAAGATAGACAACGTAAATTGTTAGGTCTTCCTCCTGTAAGAAGAGAATAACACAACAATACCACTAGGTGTAACATGTCAGAAGAACAAGAAGAACAACACGTGACTAGCGAAGATGAGTTAGAAAAGGAATTGGTGTTGATTCGAGAGCTGATTAAACATACTCCCCAAGAAAACCAAGCACTAGCAGCATGCCGTATTTGCATGGAAGCAATTGTTTGGGGTAGCTTCAACGGATTTGAAGCTGTTGGAATCTTAGAATCTGTAAAGCGAGACTATCTAGATTTAGAAATTGGATGTGATGGCGATTGTGAACATTGTGAACGAGAGGGTGATGAGTAATGCCCACAACTAATCGTGTACGCTTACCAGCAACAAGAGAAGGAATCACTCATCGGTTTGTTATCAAAACAACAGATAGTGAAGTCACAGGATTCATTATTGCCAATGTATACGAGAATGGTAACTTAGCAGAAGTCTTTTGTAAAATAGACCGTGAAGGCAGCACTATTGGTGGTATGATGGATGCTGTTACTATTCTCATCAGCATTGCTCTACAGCATAGTGTACCTTTGAAGTGTATTTGTGATAAGCTAGCTTACATGAGATTTGATCCTTCTGGGTTGGTAACCGCTGGTGACCCAGAGATACATCAAGCTCAATCATTGACAGATTATTTATCTCGATGGTTAGCTAAGCAGTTCTTATCACCAGAAGATCAACCATGATCCATTGCAAAGCGGCAGCTGTATTGGATACTATGTGGGGATTTGATGGCAAAGCACCAGCTTGGTTTAGAATTAACGATTTCAACCATTCCGGACGTCGGCTATATAATCTGTTGGGCCATAAGGATCTGTGGGTTACCAATGCTTGTCGTGAACAAGTCAGTCATGCTAAGTTGCATGGTGTACCGGACTCAGAGTGGTTAGCAAAAAACTTGCAGCGTATTCAATATGACTTACTGTTAGTCTGTGGTAAAATAGCACAACGCGCCTATACCGAATGTATGTACAAACCAAATTGCGTTGTGTTGTTAATGCCACACCCAGCAGCACGTATGTGGTCAAAAGCAATGATAGATTATTGGCAAGAAAAGATCAAAAAATCAAAGGCAATGGGCCATGGCAACTAGAACTCGTGATCGTAAAAAAGTCAGTCAACGAAGTGTGGATATTTTGTTTTCTATTAGAGATTATGCAATTAAACAAGGGTATAGTGGTGTTGTTGCTAAGCGTATTGCTGTAGTGACACTTGATGGAATAAATCAAGGCGGCATTCACCGATTGGCATGGTCTATTAAATCTATCAACAAAAAGACTGCTTATGGTGGTCATCAATCCGCAAATACGTTCAATAGATTGACAAAGGGTAGGACACCCAAACACAAGCTCAACATAAGAAGCTACTTAAATGCGTACACTTACCGTAATTAAATTTACCGATGATCAGCGGGGTATACAATGCTAGTTGAGCAAGTAAAGAATCTGGATCCATTGTCACGTCTTTTGTATTGGATAACCGAAAGAGAAAGCATTCGTCTAAAGAAAGAAGCTGGTGAACCTAAGCCATGGACAAATGACAAAATACTTTCCTCATTTCGTTTTTGTAATGTTCGTAGGATGGATGATTATGTGAGTAAGTGGTTGCTTGAGAAATGGTACGTTCCGAACTACAATCATAAAAACATGTTGGTGGCTTGCGCTTTAGCACGGCACTATAACTTGCCAGCAGCGTTAGAGGAGATAGGATTTCCGAAGGTTTGGAATCCGGTTAGAATTAAGAGACTGCTTCGGGATAAGAAGGCTCGTGGAGAGAATATTTTCAATGGAGCATATATGGTTCGAGGTGTGGAAACTGTTGACAAAACTGAAATGGTGATTACTAAAGTGTGTCAGCCGTTGATAGATAACCCACCCAAAATTGACACCAATAGTATGCAACGTAGTGTAGAAGCATTGCTACCATATTGGGGATTCAGCTCATTCATGGCAGGGCAGGCCATTGCAGATATGCGATGGGCAGTGAAAGGTACTTGGGCAGATGCAAAGATTTGGGCATCTATTGGTCCAGGTTCTCTACGAGGAATGAATAGACTACATAACCGACCTACAAAACAGCCATTGAAACAAGTACAGTTTTTGGTTGAACTCAAAAAGTTATTGTTAGTGTACAACAAGCAGTTACCTAAAAGCATATCAAGTAGAATTGAAGCTGTGGACGCGCAATCTACACTTTGCGAATTTGACAAGTATAGCAGAGTATTGCTAAGCGAAGGTCGACCAAAACAGCTGTATGACGGGGGTGCAAGTTGAGTCACATCATTTGCAGTCTTCGTGGAACTCATGGATCAGGGAAAAGCCACATTGTGCGTCAGCTGTTGAAACGCTATAATGCCCAGCCAACTGATGTTGATAAGAAAGGCAGGCCCAATAACTACGTCATGACGCTAAGTGATGGCAGTAAGTTGTACGTTGTGGGCAGCTATGTAAATGCTTGTGGTGGATGTGACGGAATTCAACCCTATTCACTCATATGGCCTCGTGTAGCAAAGTTTGCTGAGTTAGGTCACGTGTTGTTTGAGGGAGCATTGGTAAGTAGTTCTTATGGAAACATTGGACGGGCTATGGAAGCGTATGGCGACAGGGCTGTGTTTGCTTTTCTAGACACCCCATTGCAAGTGTGCTTAGACCGCATTCAACAACGCAGGTTAGCCAAAGGTAACACCAAACCACTTGATCCGAAAAACACTGTAGGAAAGATGAACTCTTGTAATGGTACAATTAGCAAAATACGCGACGTGTTTCATCGTCGGGTGGTTGTGTTAGACTATCGCAAAGCAGTGCCCCAATTACTTGGCTTGTTTTACAATTCAAAGGACAGTTAGTATGCCTAAAGTTGGTCAAACATTACCTATTGTTGAAGAAGACACTGACAACGGGTATTCTTACTTCATGGACACAGAGCCAAGAGAGTACCTTGGTCCAATCAGGATGGAGCAAGATGGCATTTTTGGTCGTAAGGTTAAAGTGCGTACGGCCAAAATTGGCATGGTACGTAACGCATCAGCTGTCAATAGAAAAGAGGTAAAAGTATTCTTGGAACCGTACCCACACATTAGAATTGATGGGGCAAAGCCTTTACAAGGGTGGTATAGGTCAAAGCATGAAGATAAATCTGGGCGTCCAAGAACATGCTACACTGAAGCATTGCTCACAAGTCCCTATATGGGATGTTGCCCAAACTCATGTCTTTTTTGCTACGTGAATGCAGGAGGAAGGGGATATCGCAACACAGGGTTGGTTGTGGTGCCAATGAACTACGGCGATCAAATTCGTAAGCAGCTAACAAAAATCATGCGGGGTTCTGCGGGATACATTACCTCGTTTCACGACCCTTTCAATATAATGGAAGGCATTTACCACAACAGCCAAGAATGTGCCAAAGCATTTACTGAGGTGGGGCTACCTATTTTCTTTCTTAGTCGGTTACGGTATCCAGATTGGGCTATTGATGCCTTAACACAAAACAAGTACAGCTACGCCCAGAAGAGCATCAATACTCCTGATCCTGACGATTGGCATAAACTATCGCCGCGAGTACCGCCTTTAGATAAGCAGTTTGAAGATATACGACGGTTAAAAGCTAAGGGGGTATATGTTTCTATTCAAGTCAACTCAATAATTCCTGGTGTAACTAGCAACGAACAAATTATTGAGTTGTTCAGATTGCTGGCCGATGCAGGTACAGATCACGTGATCACTAAGTTTGTTGAGTGCGCATATGCTTGGGCACCGGCAATGATCGAAAAGATGATTGAAAACTTTGGAGAACGCGGTAAAAAGTTTGCTGCTTTGCTTAACCAAAATATTGGTGGAGAACGCACTATTGATGAAAACTATCGCATGGCTGCCCACAAGTTATTTAGAGCAGAAGCCACTCGACTTGGGATGACTTATTCCGTTTGTTTTGAGTTCAAGTGGGATCGCAACGTAGACGGTAGTGTCAAAAACAAAACGGGTATCAGTATTGGACCCGAGTTCACTACATCCGCTCAATGTCACGGTCAAAGAGTTCCCGTATACACTCGCGCTAGTGCTGAAGACGTATTTCACCCTATCAAAATGTGTCCACCTTCCGGTTGCCTTTATTGTGCTGATAACAACGGCGGTGTACCAAAGTGTGGAGACCGCATTGCCGGTAATGCTCTAGCTTTGCGCATGCCCCAACTACGCCTACCTATTCTGAGGAAGTAACATGCCAATAGCCAAAATGAGCATTATTGAGTTTGGTAAGCAGCTGGTTGAGACAGGGGATTTAGATCCTCTTTATATTGCTTTATGGGAGGCAAATCTACCACGACAACAGTTGTGTCGCTGGTTAGTTTGCTATTTTTGTTACTACCACGCTGGACTTTGCTGTTGGGCTAGTGAACAAAAAGATGAGTGGGGTACGTTAGACCGTATAGCACGTGGAGGTACAGCATATCCGCGTGGCTCTGAGCGTAGGCATTTTAGAGGACAATTTGCCATTACTGCAATAGAAAAGCTACGTAACACGTTCTCTACAGCAGAAGAAATGATTGAGTGGGTAGGTAATGCTGGCCCCCGAGCAGATAAAATAATGGCCAGGGTGAAATCGCTTTATGGATTTGGAGAGTGGATCAGTGGCAAGGTGCCTGACATATGCGAGCGTTTGCAACTGTTCACAGTAGAGTTTACTGATAGGGACGTTGACCTAATGTTTAGCAGTCCAAAGAAGTCTGCTTTGAAGATAGCTGAGCAATACGCTCCTTCCTCTGACCCACTCATGTCAGCCCATAAGTACGTGATCAATCATTTGGGGCATCTTAAATCCCCCCCTCGATACGAACGTGGACTGACCATTCAAGAATCAGAAACGATATTTTGTAAGTTTGGCTCTTACCTCACAGGCCATTACCCGATCGGAAAAGACTCCATTGAGATTAGACATGGACTCCTGCGTTATGCTAAATGCAAAACATCACAAAAGCTATTAAAGCACCTACCTGTGTTTAGGAGTGCATAGGAATGCAAGCGAAGAGGCTAAACCAAACTAAAAGGGTGGGTCGTATCGTTGCAGGCGGTATGCTACGTGAGAATACTCCTCTGGAATACTATCCCCAATACGATTTATGGGTGAAGCATGAAGAGAAATCATGTGTACCTCCTGGACCGCCTTTTAGCAAAACAAGAGGGGTCTATTCTTGGGTTGAAAAACAGTCTGCTAGCATCATTGGTGTACTGGACACCTATCACTCACAAGGGGGCCACGCTGTAGCCAGAGCATGTCAAATACTTAACAAAAAAGCATTGGTATTCTACCCAGAATACAAAAACGAGCCAGGCTATCGTAATCCTCAAGTAAGAGCAGCTGCATTAGGGGCTGAGTTAATTGGACTACCTGCTGGTCGATCCGCTATTCTTTACCACACAGCAAAGAAACAAACAATGGCCCGTAATGGGGTAATGATTCCCAATGCTTTGAAATTAGAGGAGTCAGTTACTGAAACATCTCGTGAGGTTCCAAAAGATAGGAAATTTGATTGGGTTGTGGTATCAGCCAGTAGTGGCACCATTGCTGCTGGAGTTATTCAGGGGTTTGGTGACCGCCCACATTACTTAATACATTTGGGGTATTCACGATCACATGAACAAGTAGAAAAATACCTCAAAGAAAAGTCAGGGGTGGTGTCAGCAGCAATTGAGATAGTTGATGAAAACTACAGCTATAAGGATAAGGCTAGATTGGGTGAAACGCCTCCTTGGCCTTGTAACCCTTATTATGATCTCAAAGCGTTTCGTTGGTTAATGGTTAATCGCAAAAAGTGTTCAGGATCAATTTTGTTTTGGAACATTGGATGAAGCTATGCCAAAATCAAAGTTACAAATTCGTCAAGCTACAATTGATGAACACAAACAAATAGTCAACATTGCTAAACAATCCAAATATACTTCTGCCTATTCCAACATGATCTTCAGTGGAAAAGATTGTTATGATGCTGGTAGAATTCGTGTTGCTATTCAATCAGGTACAATTGTTGGATTTACTTGTTTTCGACATAGAAAAAGAAACGGCCCCATCACTGTGCTTTATTTTGTAGGGGTGGACACTAAGTGCCGCAATCAAGGAATTGGTGCACAACTCATGGTAGATTTGAAACAAGTATCCCCCAATGGCATTGAGTTAAATGTGATGAAGGATAATCCTGCTGTTACTCTTTACCAACGGTTACAATTTGTTCCTGTTGGTGAGGCTTATGGTGGTAAAGCGTTAGTGCTCAGGTTAGTTTAGCGCAAAAAGAAACCCCGGTCGATTAGACCGGGGTAAGACGTGAACTGTAGTTAACAACAGCAGTTAGTCACTGGCTTTTTCCAAAGCTTTGCGTCCAATGGCAGTGATCTCATAGGCTGTCTTGCTTTCGTCTTCAGCAGCAGCAAATTTGACCATCTTGAGCGTCAGCAGCGAGGGAAACGTCTTGTCATTTTCAGCCCGAATAGACTCATCGTTTGAGCCAATCCAAGAGTTCATCCATGCCAAGTCAGCAGGGGCTTTCTCAGAGATTTGCGCTCGTGTCAGGGGTTTGTTGGCTTTGCGCAAAGCTGCAAGAATACGCACTTGGGGTTTTCGCAACCCTTCTTTTTTGGCACGTGGTTCTTTTGCTGCTGCAGGTGCCTTGGCTTTCTTAGGAGCAGCAGACTTTTTGGCTGAATCCTTCTTTGCTTCAACCTTTTTGGCCGGAGTCTTTTTCGTGGCTTTCAACGCAGTCTCCTTTTTAACAATGGGGGTTTTCTTGGGGGCAACCTTTTTCACCGGCTGCTTCTTCTCCACAGGAGCCTTAGCTTCTGTTGCAACAGGCTCGTCCAACACGGTGGGTAGAGGTTGAGTTTCGATGGATGCTTCGCTGGTAACTTGCGGACTCATGTTTTTCGCTCCTAAAGTATTCGTATCTCCCGAATAGGGACGGGCACCCATCCGCTGAACCTTCAGCGAACAACCCTAGTATAATAGTTATATTGAAAAAGTAAATAGCAAGTCAACACTATTCTCACCTGTTTTGTAAAGTCAAGTTGTAACTTATTGACTGTCAACAACTTACGGTGTTTCACTGTAGAAAGGGTTTTTCATGCACTTCAAGTATAAAAATGTCAACAATGCCTTTTTTGGCCTAGTTCAAGGCATCCACAATGGTTCTATTCCCACCCGTCGCACAACAAGTAGGGTAGGTGATGTGCTCCAAGTAGAGGAGCCAGTCACCATCACTTACTCTCAACCAATGAATCGAGTCTTGTTTAATCAAGCAAGAGATGCAAATGTGTTTTTTCATCTGTACGAAAGTTTATGGATGTTAGCAGGGCGCAACGACGTGGCTTCTCTTTCCTACTTCAACAGCAAGATTGGAGAGATAGCAAGTGATGATGGCAAAGTATTCAATGGCGCTTATGGCCATCGCTGGCGTCACGTTACTGACAATAGAGACGATCCACCAATTACACAATATAGGGGGGATGGGTTTTGGAATGATATAGACCAACTTTACATCATCATTGAACAATTGAAACGTAAGCCAGAGAGCCGTCGTTGTGTATTGCAGATGTGGAACGTAGAAAACGATCTTTTGAAGATTGATGTAACTAAGGATTGCTGTTGCAATGTTTGTGTCTTTTTCTCTATTCGCAAAGAAATAATAGATACTACCACAAAAGAAAATAAGCAATTCAAAACTTACATTCCTCAATCCTACCTTGATATGACTGTCATCAATCGATCCAATGATTTAGTTTGGGGAGCACTTGGGGCTAACGTGGTACACTTCAGCATGTTGCAAGAATATATGGCATCGTGTATTGGTGTGGAAGTGGGCACTTACAATCAGATCAGCAATAATTTGCATTGCTACGTTGATCGTTGGGAGCCAGAGAAATGGTTGGTTGATAAGACTCCAGTGTGTTATGACAATGCTGCTTGGCAAGGCAGACCGCAGGGGTTGTCTGTTCCTCTCGTAAAAGATCCAGCCACGTTCGATCGCGAATGTGCTGAGTTTATTGAGCAAGGTTCATCTGCTTGGACAAACAATTGGAGTGAGCCATTTCTACAAACCGTGGCTGCTCCGATGTGTTGGGCATTTAAGCTGCACAAGGAAAGAAGGTATGCTGCTGCTCTTGACACCATAGAGTTAGTTGCAGCAGAAGACTGGCGAATTGCTGGAAGGTTATGGTTAGAAAAACGCAAGAAGTTGTGGTTAGAAAAACGCAAATTGGCTTGGGAGCAGAAACATGTGTAAACCTGTTCTCACAAAGAAAGATATGGTGCGCCGCTACCGAATGAATGAGTTTGGAAATCATTCACCAACATGGGAGACCTGTGCTGAGTTTGTTCAGCACCGTCACGTTGACCCAGAACAGTTATGTCACCTGCGCAACCGCACGGCAGGTGGACCCACTTACTACAACGTAAGGTATTGTGACATTCCTACATTATGGCACAAGCAAGCAAACATGGGCAATTGGTACTGCTCTTTTATGTGCCCCCATGAGTATAATCTCATTCAAGGGGAAGTGCAACAGGGTATCTTCGGATTAGATTTGCATTACAGTTTAATCGTAGGAAAACCAATGCGAGAGGCATTAGCAGAGGATGCTAGAAACGCTTTTGGGCTACGGGCAAAGGGTATAATGGAGTTCTTCCTAAAAAATCCTAATGACTTGGAGTGGTTGTACGAATTACTTAGAAAATTTCCTGATCATGTTGTAGAATTTACAACACTGAGCATTCAGTGGGGCACCTTACCGGGATACAGCACTCTGTTTTGGGAAGTTCGGAGTTTCTAATGTCATACCGCGAAGAACCACTCCAATATTTTGCTCTTGTTGCTCGTAAGGCATTCGGCTACTATCCTGGTTCACTGGGATATGTAGAATGCCGTAAAAATCAGTCTGGTCCAATTTTGTTAGAACTAAATCAACCCTACTACTTTGAAGGAAATACAATGACTCCTAATGAATACCAAGTTTTGGCAGCACGAACGGAATGTGACCAAGAAGCAGCTTCTCGTCGCAGATATCAGTATGACCAATCCCAATCTTTATTGGCTACTCGTCTAAGTCATGCAGCGTTAGGGCTGGCTGGTGAATCTGGTGAGTTTGCTTATGCTGTGGAAAAGTGGCTACATTACGGAAAACCTCTTGACACCATTAACATCCAAGAGGAAATCGGAGATGTAACTTGGTATTTGGCACTAGCTTGCAATGCCCTTGGTGTCAATCTAGAAGACATTATGCAAAAGAACATTGCTAAGCTAAAATCCAGGTATCCAGAAAAGTATTCTGACTCTTTAGCAGCAGAAGAGGGTAGGAATAGAGAAAGGGAACGACAAGTGATAATGGGTGGTGGCTACGCAGAAACAGACGCCTTTACTACACTAACTGTTGCTGTTGTACCAACTACTCCCGTTGCAACAAGTGGTGATTATGGTAGAAAGTGTACAGAGTGTGGTAAGGGCATTCACCGAACCAACTCAGTTGGTGTTTGTCCAGATTGTTACAGTAGAAGTAAATCCGCAGTAGAATAGATTCCTTGGTTGGAGCGAATAACAACGGAGTTGATAGAATGCCTCAGATATTGAAAGATCAACCAGAGCGATTGCAACCATACCTTTTTCATGGATTGGATCTACATTGGAAGGATGGTGACAAGTACGCAAACAGTGACTGTCCATTTTGTGGTAAGGAAAGACACTTTGGGATAGAAATTGAAACTGGTATTTGGAAGTGTTTGGTGTGTGGTGAGGGTTCGGCAAAAGGCAATGGCAATGTTTACACATTCTTGAGGCTGCTATGGGAATACAGTGACAAGAACACACATGACTATTCAGAACTGCAATCAAGCCGCAGGTTGATGAATCCTGACACTCTAATGAGGTGGGGTGTTTGTCAATCCATGCTGTTCGGTGATTGGTTAGTACCTGGTTACAATACAGAAGGAAAGCTAACACAACTGTATCGCTATTTAAGAATCAATGGTAAGGGTAGATTACTCCCCACTCCAACTCTGAAGCATCAACTGCATGGGACTATCGATCAAACGAAGTCTGAAGTTTACATCTGTGAGGGGCCATGGGACGCAATGGCATTGGAAGAAGTGCTCAGCCAATGTAAGCAAACAAAAGAAGGATTAAGACCAACAGCAGATGTAAAACGTAGCTTGATGAACAACTGCTCTGTAGTAGCCATGCCAGGTTGTGGGTCTATTGGTGTACCATTCGAAAAATTCTTGCCTTTGTTTTCTAACAAGCAAATCAAACTTATGTTTGATTCAGATCACCCCCGTAGGAATCCAAAGACGGGTAGTCTCTCTCAACCAGCAGGATATGCAGCAATGATGCGGGCTGCTGATATGTTGTCTTCGATGAAAGAACCCCCCGAAGCAATAGAATACCTCTTTTGGGGTAAAGAAGGGTATGATCCAGCACTACCCAGCGGTTACGACGTTCGAGATGCCCTATCTTTAGGCCAAGAGGGTACAAAACCTGTTTTAATGGGCCTAGAAGAGCGAATAGAGCGTCTCTCGGGGGTATTGGGTAAACTAGCAGCCTATGAATCGAAGTCTTTAGACGGACACGAGAGGTCTAAGAAAAAGGGAAAGGGGGAAGGAAAAGACCTGGAGTGTTCCGCTTGTACAAAATACAAGGATTTAGTCCTATCTTGGCGCAAGGCCATGAAGTGGACGCCCGGTTTGGATCATGCACTGGCTGCCATGCTGGCTTGTGTTGCCAGTACAAAATTGATTGGAGACCAATGCTGGCTTAAAGTGATTTCTCCAGCGGCATCAGGAAAATCGACATTGGCTGAGGCTGTAAGTGTTAGCAAAAAGTACATCACAGCAAAGAGCACCATTCGAGGATTTCATAGTGGGTTCAAAGATGATGGTAGTGAGAGGGAAGACAACAGCCTCTTGATTTCTTTATACGATAAAACACTAATCATTAAAGACGGTGATACCTTGTTACAATCACCGAATCTACCACAGATACTCAGTGAAGCAAGAGATATCTATGATGGTGTCAGCAGAACTTCTTACCGTAACAAGATGAGCAAGGATTATGAAGGTATTCGTTTGACAATCATTCTTTGCGGCACTGCTTCGTTGCGTGCTATCGACAGTAGTGAACTAGGAGAACGATTTTTAGATGTTGTGATTATGGATAGGATCGATGATGAACTAGAGGATGAGGTGTTATCTAGAGTGGCCCATCGTGCAGATCGTAACATGTCTACTGAATCTAATGGAGAAGCAGTAAGTCGTTATGAGCCAGAACTAGCTGCTGCTATGCAATTGACGGGGGGATACGTTGAATACCTACGTCAGAATGCTGCAGATGTTATTGCTAGTATTGATATGAGCACTGAAGCTAAACACCTTTGTACAAGACTTGGTAAGTTTACTGCACACATGAGAGCTAGACCCAGTAGACACCAAGAAGAGAATGCTGAACGAGAGTTTGCTAGCCGATTAGTAAGTCAACTGGTCAGATTGGCAAAGTGCCTTGCCTTGGTGACAAATCAAAACACAGTAAACGAAACTGTAATGGCTAGGGTTCGTCAGGTTGCTTTAGACACATCTCGTGGACAAACAATGGATATTGTTAATTACTTGTGGTCCAACAGACCAGAAGGTTTAACAAAGGGTTCTATAGCAGCAAAGACTGGTCAACCAGAAGTGAAAACATCTGAACTGTTGAGATTCTTACGATCCATTGGAGTAGCTGAAAACTATACGTCGGAGAGTAAGGGTACTCGTGGTCATCAAAAGTGGAGATTAACCCAACGAATGGTGCGAATGTATCGAGAAGCTGTTGTAGGTAAAGAATTAATTGATGTCAAAGTTTGAAACTGCAAAGCGAAAGGAAGAGCAATGAGTGATAAACCGCGAGCATGTTGGTATCGGAGACGTGTAAAGAATGCAATCAAGTGGACGACATCGCAGCCAAAGGCGGGCTTGTTTTATCAGTTCGCCAGCGACTACGAAGAATTTGAATCCGGCCCAGAAAGTTATCCAGTGGCCATCGTTGAGGACGTGGAAACCGGCGCGGTTCATGTCGTGCTGGCCGAGGATGTTTGTTTTGGAACCAAACCAAAGTTTGCAAAGGAATAACCATGACCCAACAGAAAACCATTCTCGAAAAAGCCCGCGAAGTAGCAGCAGATTACTACCGATCAATTGGCATGGATGCTGAAGCTGATACCCTTCTTTCTGGCAAAGCTCCAGTCATGGCTAACGCCTATCGGGTTATTCTGAAACTACGAGATGCCAACCTACTCGCCCGCGAGCCGAGGGAGTTGACGGATGAAGATTATACGAAATTATGGAACGATCTTCACTTGTACGGTTCGTATTGGCCCGGGACCATCTGTATAAGCAATGCGATCAATGGTCTTTTGGCAAATGTCTATCCCGACTTCGCCGCGGTGGGGCAGGAGCTTGTGGCGGCAAAGGCCAAGATTGTTGAACTTGAATCGCAAGTTAAAGGACGGGATCGTGAAATTCAGGCATGTGAAAATGTCGTGCGTTCATATAATCCTGAAACACCCGACGACTGCGGGTTGCATGATCGTGTGTATTGGCTCGGTCGCCAACTAGAAGAGGCAGAGAAAAAGCTTGCAGAACTTCGGCAGAAAATATCTGAGGCTGAAAGTGCAAAGCACGGTGCAAGTGGGATGTGTTGTGAACTGAGGGTCCGAGAAGAACGAGAGCGACAGGAGACTTATAGAATTGCTACAGATTTATGTGCTGCTGTAGCACCGGACCTTGTTCCGTGTCAAGACACCATTGGGGTATTGACTCAATTCAGTAATTTTATTGACGGAAAGAATCACCGTATAGCCGAACTCGAAGCCAAGCTGAAGCAGCCAGTAATCTGCGGACCAAGTGCTATGGTAGTCTACGAAAAAGCGATAGCAAACGACCACGTAAGGTTTGTAAATTGGTATAACGACAACCACCGCTCCGTCGCCTCCGTCGAAGAACCCCTGCGGAAAGAGATTGATAGATGCCGCGCGGATGCCGTTTATTGGAATTTTGAGCGGAATACACTAGCTGAGCTTGCGAAATCACTTGGAGTTACAGACCAGCAAACATTGGCTGATTGTTCGCGTGGAATAAAAGCAATCGGCGATATGGCAGAACGGTTGAAATCGGAGCTACGTCGATGGGTCAGCAATCCTCTTGACGTGATAGCTGGTATGAATGGCCGGAAGCCGCTAGTCGCCGGTGAAGAGATGACCGTGCATTACGAGGGCCGCGAGTACACGATTGCACGCTCTTTGCAGTCCAAGCCTGAGCCGACGCCGGAAGTCGGTTTAGAATCGGCATTAAGACAGCTACATGCAGAAATGGGGACATCGGAATTCAAAAAATGGGTTCAACACTCCATCGACGAAGATTTTGATAGAGTTGGTTTTCAGGTCGAGCCGACGCCGGAAGAGACGACCATTCGGGAGGCAAAAGACGCGGTCCAGTTTTCCAAGGAGTTTGCTGGCGAAGCGGAAGCCGGATCGGTTGCGAGTTGTCTTGTAAATCTCATTGATCTTGTCGAGAGTCAGGCGGCAGAGCTAAAGGCATTCAGATCGAAGCTGTCGGACTTCTCAAGGGAACAGAGCGAAGGAGCAAAGCCATGCGATGTACATGGGACGTGGTGTGCACTGGAGTTACAGACGAAACTTGCCTCCTACGATGAAGCATTAAAGCTATGCCATAAGGAACTCGGATTCATGTTGCGTAACTTCCCTGAGCGTCAAGGCGGTGGCTACGAAAAGGCATACAAAGCAGCCGAGGCAATCCTGGAAGCAGCGAAAGGAAACGAGCCATGAGAAGTACCGAGAGACACCAGAAACTAGATAGCAACGGAGAAGGATTGTGTTGCGTGCCAATGTGGTGGAACGGAATGCCTGCCGGTTTTTGTAATGAACCGGCTTACGGAAGGCAGGAACCCGGCCAGCAGCGATATGTCGATTGGGTGAATGGGATTATGTATCCCGGCTACTGCGGTGGACTTGCCTGTTATGCACACGGCGGGCCAAAATCCCGCGTTTTTCTCGATGGTGATATGTGCTGTGCGGTGTTGTCTGATTTTATTGATCTTCAAAGCAGTCCGGCTGGATTTGGGAAAACATCCGCGTTGGCTCGACAAGCACTGGAAGATGATATTAGAACGATCGGAGCGAGACAATGACCACCGAAGAACTCAATGCTCTTAATTCCGAAGTTGCAAAGGTGATGGGGATACCGACACGTTTGATAAACAATGAGGTTATCCGAATTGATAAGCACGAACCTTGGCAGCCTACCCGCGATCCACGCTGCGAGAGGATTGTGGTGGAGTGGATCATAAGCCAAAAGCGATTCGTGACGACGATCTATGATCCGGCTGGAAAGTGCGTCGTAGAAATATCGGTGCCCGGAAGCAAGAAATACAGTTTTTGGTACAAAGGCGATTCTCCCGGCATCGCTCTTTGCTTGGCCGTGGTCGAGGCGTTTGGAGGAGGTGAGAAATAATGACATTGACAATTGATGATGCTATTCGTGGCATGAAACATTTTCGGGGCTGGGATTTAGAAATTGAAGCCATCGAAGCTCTTATAAAAGAGAATGCCCAGCTACGGCACCGCCTTCGATGCGCGGCGCAAACCATCATCGAAGAGATTGGGGCAAGCGGCCCGGAAGATGCCGAAGAATCTGCCGTTCGTGCTGTTGCTGAGATTAAGCAGCTACGGCAGAAGTTGGCGGAAGCCAAGGAGGTAGTGGGTCTTGCTCAACGGCTCTTGGAATCGCACGAAGTTGATGCCCCGCAGGACGTTGCCGATTACAACACGGTTATGGATTACCGGACGGACCAGAAAGGCGGTGAATGATGTCAATTAGCGAACAGCAATTGCAGGAAGCAATCAGAAAAGATCCACGTCGCTGTCCCGGTGGCTGGGGCTGCAAATGCTGCCATTCGCATTGTGACTGCGGCTGCCGAGATGAATGCCCGAAGTTTCGTAGTTTGATTAGGCGAGAACTTGAAGGAAAGGACGGTGAGTAGTGAATCGCTTGCGCATGCTATTCAAAAGAAAACCCTCGCTTTTAGAGCAATGTCTGGAAGCAGCGCGTTGCTTAGATCAACAGTTCGGCGGCATGGCGTCGATTGATGTTCAGTATCATCCTTATGAATCGCATTGGATTGCTAAAGCCAGTTGGTCTAGTGGAAAAACGATTGGTATTGTTAAGGAAAACGTAGACGAAGCGATGAAGCTGTTGCTTGGACAGCTACATATCACACGAGAGAAAGGACGGTGAGTAGATGAAAAAACCAAGTAAACAAGAGCAGGCTAAGCAGACTCAATGCTACACGTCAAAGCCGTCGCCACCGACGTGTGACAACTGCCAGCATTTTCTTTTCGAGGAAAAGCCTTGGCGTGCTTGTGGCGGTGGACCCGGAGGCATCGACCAAGTGAACATGCGTTGCGGCGTCGGCGGCTTCAAGGTTTTGAAAAAAGCAACCTGTTTGATGCACAAGAGAAAGGACGGTGCATGATGCCAAGTCTCGGCCAAGAGATTATCAACTCGTTAGAAGACTTCCACGAGGAGTTGAAGTACATCGAAAGCATATCCTTCTGGATTGGTCAGCCGAAATTCATTCTGAAGATGAAACCGGACGACAGGAAGATGTTTACACAGTTGGTTGTGAAGTATCTGGAAAAGGAAACGCCATGAGCGATCTATCTGGCGTAACAGTTGGCGACACGCTGGTTATCTATAAAGCACGCGCTTGGAATTACGGCGTTAAGGAAGGCAAGCACACCGTAGAACGTGTTACGCCAAAATTCATATTTTGCGGAGGTTTGAGGTTTGATAATGCGGGACGAAGCACGCAAAAGTGCAGGCACACTCGTGAGCCGTTGGCATATGCAAAAACGGTTGCGCGGGACAGTAGGGATAGGCTTGAGGGTGAAGCCAGGAGCAGATTGGGTTGCTACCCAGAGCCACTAGGGAAGCTTTCTGACGCAACGCTAGCCACCATCATTAAGGAGCTTGAAACGCCATGAACCCAGGACCAGAGCTAGACAAAGTCGTGTGCGAAATCGTTGGGATTCCGCCAGGTCGCATGACTGTTAGTGGCACTCAAGGCGAGATTGTTTTCTGTCACAAAGTTTCGACTTGTCTCGGTTCATGTGAGCCGGTGATTGAGTGGCTATACCAAAACACGATAGACCTGCAATATAACTTTTCGGAAGACAGATTCGTTTGCGACGACTACGAACTACCTTGTGGTGAAACCCTACAACATGCCGCCTGTCTCGCGGTTGTGGCGATAAATGAGGAAAGGAAGAAAGGATGAAAGACAAAAAGGCGGAAAAACCGTTTCTCTATCGAATCGTTTATTATCGCAAGTTTCTTTCCGGCGAAGAGCCAGTACGATGCACGGATTTTCGACCGACCAATGCGTCTGCGAACTGCTTGGCAAAGCGATTAAGAAAACGCGTGGACGTAACGAGGGTTATGGTTTCGGAAGTTGTTGTTTAGAACAAACCAGGAGACCCTAGGCAGGATGCCCAACGACGAACGGAGACACGAAGATGCTTGAACACAGTAAGGATTACTCATGAAAAGACTAACTAGAAAAGATGAAAATAAACTAACTGGGAAGCAAATGATCTTTGTAGCAGAATATGCTGTAGACTTTGATCAGTTTAGAGCAATCAAGGCTGCCGGATATAAAGGTAATGACAGTATACTATCAGTAATGGCTAACACACTGATGAAAAAGCCTCATGTGAAGAAAGCAATTGATGCAGTTATTGCTCAACAGCAAGATGAGGCAAGACTAGATAGAAAACAAGTGTTGAAGAAAGTGGGTGAGAATTTAGATTGCAACCTTTGGGATTTAGCAGATGAAAATGGCACATTCTATGACAACTTACGCAAGATTCCTCGTTCAATGCATGCAGCCATAGATGGATTCGAAGTCAAGCAGATCATGCTACAAAAAGAGATGGAATGCTTAGAAATGAGGAATCAATTGATGGCAGATCTCAATTTAGTTCAAAAGAAGGACAAGGAAGCATACAAAAGATTAGCCGGATTCATTAAGGGAGTACGGGCACAAAGCATTAAGGTAAAATTAAGCCCACGAGCTCAAATACAAGACATGGCAATGCGACATGTTGGTGCTTATGCTCCGGATAAGGTGGACGTGAATGCTAAGGTGGCTAGTGTGGATCTATCTCACCTATTCCACCCACCAGTCAATAAAGAAATAGACCCCATTGAACAATCTATACTAAGTGTTCAAGCAAAGGAGGTGTAATGATGAAAATTGAGATTGGAATTGCCATCGTTTGTTATGAGTGTGGCAGTGAGTTAGAGGTTAACAGTACAATTGATTGGAAAGATAGAACCACATTGAGAGTAACACCTTGTCCAACTTGTTTAACAAAGGCTAGAGAAGAGACAATCAATCTTGATGGTCTGTAATTTATATTCTTTCTTGAAGGGGAATAGCAATGCCTAAAGACGTAAATCAAATGCTGAATGAAATTCGCAGCATTATCAACCAATATGGTGAACTGCCTGAAAGGGATGTTTACACTGCATTAGTGACAGAGTCTAAGCTGTGGCAAAACAAGTTAGAGTACAGAGAAGATGAAGAGGACTGTGAAGATGACGACGATGATGACTGGGATGACGATGAGGATGATGGCGATGATTGGGATGACGAAGACGATGAAGATGATTGGGAAGAGGACTAAAGACAATGAGCAGTGAGTTACAAGGCATAAGGTGTGTGAATCCATTTTTGATGGCTAAGGAGTTTTGGCCAGATGTTGTGTTCTATAAACAACAACAAGAGATTATTCAGTCTGTTGTTGACAATCGTGAAACAGTGGTAGTGGCAGCAAACATGCTAGGAAAGGATTTCATTGCTGGGTTTATAATCCTGTGGTTCTTCTTGACAAGACAACCATGTCGTGTGGTGGTGACAAGCGCTAAAGACAGACACTTGAATGTACTTTGGGGGGAAGTAGGTAGGTTCATTCGATCTTCTTCTCATTCGTTAGAATATGATCCAAAACATGGAATCAACACTGGATTGATACTAAACGATCGCGAAATCAAAAGAGTGATCAATGGTGATGTAGAAAAAGAAAGCTATATCATGGCAATGGTGACCTCCAATGTTTCTGAGGAATCCATGCAAGGACACCACTCTAACCCTAGTGGAAAACAGGTAAATCAATTTCGTGATACATATAATGCCAGTGAAGAAATGGTACAAGAATTTATTGGAATGCCTCGTTCTCTATTTGTGGCTGACGAGGCTTCTTCTCTTCCTGATAGTTACTACACCATGGCAGACACTTGGGCACAACGAATGCTAATTTTTGGCAACCCTTGGCCTTGTGCTAACTTTTTCAAACGTGCTGTAAAGGGCAATCCTAAAACAAAAGATAGGGGTGGAGACTTGCCATGGGCTTGAAGAAGTATCGGTTTAATATTGCACAACTAAAGGAAAATAAAGCAGTAGAAGAAGCAACTGCTAAATTGCAAGAGTTTAACGAATGGCTCGACAGCCTTTCTACTCATGATAAGGCAAACTTTTCTACTTTAGTCCAACTTCCAAAAGCAATGGAGATTATTGATAAGATGCCAGAAGGCAAATACAAAGACATGGCCATATTCTGTTTAGCGGTGCTATTCGTTCAAAAGAAGGTGTAATTTACTATGGATCTAACTGAACACATGGTGGGTATGTTAAAGAAGCTAGGTCTTGACACAACCCTAAGCTTTTGGCTGGATTCAGAGAAAGTTGGGCTGGGTGTAAAAGCTACAAAACACATCAATGGTGACATTATTTCTTTTGAGAAATTTATTTTGCCAATGATGGTTACATTTTCTGAAGAAGATGTTGTGAGTAAATCTATTGAAGAACTAATCACAGCAATTTTAGCAGAAGAACAATCACAAGCAGTGAGTAATTTATAATGGACATAAGAAAACCAGACGACGTCGTTTGGAGTTGGCCTTGGGTTAGTTTTTGTGTTGGATTTTCTTTTCAACGGTATGGATTCAATGCTGGAGCACTAACAATTTGTATCGGAGTGCTGACCCTACGTTGGCATTGGAGGTAGATTACCATGAGTATAGTGTTTTGTAGAAAGTTGTCTCCTAGATCAGCCCGGAAGACCATCGACTGCTTGTTGAATCGCAGTAATCGTCAATCGTTTTTAGGATACGGTCGAAGAGAGTTGTTGATTACTAATATTCAATGGGATATTGAGACAAGACTTTGTAGAGTGCAAATTGAGATCTTTTCACTTTCCCCCATCACTGTTTGCTTACCAGATGGAGATAGAAGATTAGAGTTTAGAATGTACCGTGAGATCAATTTTAAGTGGGCACTACAAGGGTTTAAGCGATTGATTGATAGGACACATAGATGAGACTTAGACCGTTCTTCACGTACATGGGTGGAAAGTTTAGAGCAGCACCTTCATATCCCCACCCACTGCACAAGACCATCATTGAACCTTTTGCTGGTTCTGCTGGGTATTCAGTACGCCACCCTTCACGCAATGTGATTTTGTATGATATTGATCCCAAGATATTCGGGGTGTGGGACTATTTGATCAAAGTTTCATCGGAGGAAATCAGGCAACTACCGTTGGTGTTTGAGGATGTGCGTAACTTAGACATACCAATTGAAGCACAATGGCTAATTGGGTTTTGGGTTAACAAAGGAAATACACAACCTTGCTTTAAGCCATCCGCTTGGATGAGAAGTAAGGTAAGAGAAGACAGTCAATGGGGGCAAGTAATTCGTAATAGAATAGCTTATCAAATAGACAAAATTCGACATTGGAGAGTATTCAACAAGTCTTTTGATCAAATTGACAATCAAAAAGCAACATGGTACATTGACCCACCATACATTGGTTTGAATCTTTACAAGTATTCAACAATTGATTACTCTGTACTAGCCAAGTGGTGTAAGAATCGTTGCGGCCAAGTTATTGTTTGTGAAAATCAAGGTGCAAAGTGGTTGCCGTTCCGATTCCATAAAACAATCTCAGCAACTAATCATCCAAGTCGTGCTGGTGTGTCTCATGAAGCAATTTGGTACCAAGAAAATCAAGAAGGTTCGTAGATGCCAACTGGACTGAAGCGTAAAGTCATACGAATCAAAGCAGAGGACAGCCCAAACGTCAGGCTGGCTTTGGCTGAGATTGCCGCTGGGCTGGAACCTAGTGGTCACATTCTTGTACCTGGAGTAAAACAGTATTGGGAATACATCAGCAATAGGAGAGATTGGGATGCCCACCAACAATGCGTTAGCTTAGATGCCGATTGGTACGAAGGCTCAGACCTATTGTGGTTCCCCCCAGATTGGCTAAACCTAAGTGAGCAAGAGGCAGAGAGGCTAGACGCCAGTAAAGTAAAGAGAGTGGCCAAAACAATTGGAGTAGATACAGGAGAAGGATCTGCTGAAACAGCAATGGCAGCTAGTGATGAGTTAGGATTGATTGAGTTACGTGCTCGTCAAACACCCAACACAGCAGTGATACCTGGTGAGGTACTAGCCTTTGCTAGAGAGATGGGTGGAGTGCCTCCAGAGAATATTTACTTCGACCGTGGTGGTGGTGGCTTTGAGCATGCTTGTGTTCTACGACGAATGGGATACAATGTCAAAACGGTAGGCTTTGGTGAAGCAGTGACTCCTCCAATAAAGCGAAGGGGGGTTATTGCTCAACTACCCATACGCATTGAACAGCGAGAAGAAAGGTATGCTTATAAGAGTAGAAGAGCCGAAATGCATGGGTTACTGCGTGCTAGGTTAGATCCTCGTTACGATGAGAATGGTAAACCCACAAGACCTGTGTTTGCTCTACCACGTAGGTTCGATGAGTTAAGGCGTCAACTAGCACCCGTGCCTATGTGGTATGACGATGAGGGTAGACTCACGCTTCCACCAAAAGGTACTCGCTCTGATAAGAAGGTAGGAGCTGACGAGGTAACAATTGAAAAGCTATTGGGGTGTAGCCCTGACCAATCAGATGCATTGATTCTCAGCGTGTACGGCTTAAGTATAAAGCCAACGTCATTCAGAGTGTCATCAATGACTTGAAATTTCTTTTCTTTACCCTACTTACTTATATAATAATATAAATAATAATAGGGCCTCGCGTAACTATTGTACCCTAAAAATTAGGGTCAATAAAATCAAAGATAGATTTAGAGGGCCGGCATGGGTAAGAAAAGTAGAAAAATGCGGGGGCAATGCAGTTAAGCCATTGCTGGATAAGGGGTTAAAATTTTTCTTGGTGGGTAGCAGGATAGGTGCTAGTCCTTTAGATTCCAACCCTAGAAGGGGGTAAGGTATTTGATTATGGAAGAAGCACTCCCAGGAATGGAGTATACTAATCGCTATGTCTTCTACAGCAATACAGTCCGTTGATTACATTGGCCCACGCTACTATTTGGGTACACAACAAGGGGAACTGTTAGAGACTCTACGGCTATTGGTGGAGTTAGATGATGACGTGGAAGCAGTGGCAGATAGAAGGGGCGAAAGTACTCAAACAGTGCTGTCACGGTTACGGGCCAATGGAGTGAAGCTACTCACCGCAGAAGAGCGGGCAGCAAAGCACTATCAGAAGGTGTTGGCTGCTCGTGCTGTAGTTGGTTATGATCGAAACGCTGTGGCAGATTATCTAAACATCAGTCGTACTGTCTTGGCTTATTGGCTGCAAGGAAGTCAGCCATTGCTGTGGCTAAGAAAAGAACGAAGCCACAAGGAAAGACTGATTTGTAAACAGAAAGCATTAAAAGAGAAAGCACAGGCAGGTGCTTCAAAACATTCTTGTCGCGACACAGAGCAGGGATTAGATCGATTGGCATTACTACCAGGTATTGGTACAGAGGTTGGTGACTTAGCAGTGTTGTTAAATGAGTACATTGCAGCTAAGGGCACTGATTTAGAATCCAGCTGTATTGAAAAGTTTTACCCCCTGCTCAAAAAGTTTTGCTATCAATATGCATGGCGGCAAGGTATGGAAGCTGCGGAGATGATGACGGATGCCTTTCTTGCATTGAAAGAATGTTTGGATTGTTATGATCCAGTTAAAACGAAAACTCCTAAGTTGTGGCTGATGCAAATGCTACATAATCGTGTGTTGGATCAACTACGCAAGATAGATCCAATACCACGTACAACCAGAAGGTTGAGTAAGCAGCTGGATAATCTGCTAGAATCTTGCGGTGGAAATGCTACAGATGATTGGATACTAGAGCAAACGGGTTGGGACTATCAAACTCTGATTCTCATTCGTGATCGACACGCCATCAGTATTGATGTTGACATAAAAAGTGATGGTGCAGTTACAACAATTGCCAGCACTTTGCCGGGTCGAGAAGACAGAAGCAGTATCATTGCAGAAGATCTAGAATACGTGTTGTGTGCTGCACATCCATCGGAGCGACATGTGTTGAGTTTGTACTTCTTGGAAGACTTAACAATGTTGCAGGTAGCAGAACGAATGGAATTGAGTGAGTCTCGTGTGTGTCAACTAATCAATGGTGCAATAGAAAGTATTCGTAAACGATTGCTGGAACAAGAAGAACGAAAAGAATCAGCTCGTTCAAAATAGAGTATACTTAGTAGCATGGTAGCATTAGTGGATGCCTTAGAATCGATTGAACGAGCTTCATCTGAAGAAATACAAGATGAGGTTGTCATTCTACACGCAGAGATAGATGACCTAAAGAAGCAAATAGAACGCAAGCAACATGTAATTGCATTAATCTTGGGTCTTTCTAAAAAGAAGCCAGTGGAATCAAAGAATGGATTCGAAGATAATCAGGATAATGGAGACAATTTGGAAGTGAAGAAAGACAATGGTAGTCCAATACACTTTCGAACATCACCGTCTCGTAGGTGGAAGCAGATTCATGCCTTGCTTACGAAGAGAGGACCCATGAGCTGTGCAGACATTGCTCGATTGATAGATGGTAGTTATCAGGTAATCTCTATGGACTTGAGAAAACGCAAGGATCACTACTTTCGCCAACTATCTGATGCTCGTTGGGAAGTAACTGATGTCAGTTTACCTGATGATCTAAAAGAAAATGGGGAGTGCTAATGAACCGCAGAGTATTTTTAGAATTGGCAGGGGATTCAGCATTGTCAATAACGGCATTATCAGCAGTGGCAGAGGGTATCGTTGTTAATCAGAAACAGTTGAGTACGCAGACATTATTTGCTAAGTGGTATTGCCAGCTGAACTCTTGGAAGTGGCCTGAAGAATGGGGAGAGTGTCCGTACCAGTTCTCTGAGATAGAAAGAGTCAAGTACTTGGGCCCAAACTTTACCACGACGTGGCCAGGCTGGGACACCTACCGTGAGTTGATAAATGGTATCAAGGCTGTTGCAGGCGAGCGAGAGTGCTCTCGTTATTGGAACGTAGTTTACCAGAAAAAATGACCCCGAGGGAGTTTGATGCATGGTGGAAAGTCAATTATGGGGGCAGCTTCGAAAAAGTGACTTATCCTTTACTCCCTGAAAAGTTAGTCAATGCAGTGGGGTGACTATGGACCAACAAGAATATGATAAGAAGTTCAGAAGCAAAGTACCCTTGATGACAGAGGAGATTGTTGGTTTTTCTAATTCTGATGGTGCTCCTTGGAAACCCACCATTACTGTAGTGAACAGTACTGCTGAAGAGATGTACCAAAAAGAGATGGAACAACTATTTGTTGGTGGCGCTGACTATGCTGGACTAGAACAGTTGGGAATGTTCAAGAGGAGACTGAGGAGATGAGTGGCATTCGTCTTTTAGTTACAGGCGGTCGAGACTATCATAACAAAGATGAACTTTACAATGCTCTTGATCGCATTGCTTCTAAACATTACATAGAAGTTCTTATTCATGGTGCAGCTAGAGGGGCAGACACACTTGCTGGACGTTGGGCTCAAGAGCGGGGAATAGAAGTTATTGCAGTTCCTGCCAATTGGACACAATACGGACGTCAGGCTGGTCCAATTAGAAATCTAGATATGTTGAATAACCATTGCCCCAACCTTGTTGTTGCATTTAGTGGTGGTAAAGGAACAAAGAACATGATAGATATTTCTAAGAAGGCTGGCATAAAGGTGGTAAAGATATGAGACATTCTGATGTTAAAGCAATAGCATGGAAGAATCTTAGCAGACAATGTATTGATGTGTTTTTGCATCAGGGACTGACACAGTTAAGTGATTTTGTGCCAAGTCAAATACGGGATACAAATAAGCGGGTCATATCGTTTGTTCGAGAACAAAATGAAAACTTTGAGTTTACTGGGATTAAAGCAGTTGATGTCACCCATCAATTTGGGTTTGATCCTGGACCTGCTTTTAGTCTTAGCCAAGAAGATGCTCAGGTGTTGATGGATAGTTTGTGGGAGTGTGGATTGAGACCAGCACAAGGGGCAGGATCTGCTGGTCAGCTAGATGCAGTAAAGTACCACTTGGAAGACATGAGAAACATTGTCAACCATAAATTGGGATTGAAGTAGCATGACTAAAGAAGAACAGAATTTGATGTGTGATAAGTTGAATGCAGCAAGGGAGTTAGAGTCAAGGATACATCGCATTGAAGAGATTTTGGAGGGGATTGGTAATTCAAGTTCTCTGATTATTTCAAAAAGTAGTACAAAAGAAACAGTGGTAGTGCTGGGTGCAGTTAATGCTTGTTATGAGGTTAATTGGTTGAGGGAAGGATTGCAGTTGGTGGCTGATCGAATTAAGAAAGAGTACGATGCTTTGTAGAGAGTAGAAAGCAATGATTGTAGAATGTAGATTAGTTCCACCTGTACCATACCCAGAAGATTGGAAAGAAGTGTATCTTGGATTTCTTGAAGAAGGACTGACTAGCAATGAGGCATGGGATAAAATGAAAGAAGTTAGATCGTTAGCCCACATTGAAACAAAGATTGTAAGAAAGTAAACCCCTGTTGCAACAGCCCTGCCGGGGAGCCTGCAAGCAATGATCCGGCGGGGTGGGGCTTATTTTGATAGAATGTAGTAGCCAATTGTTGTGTTTTTATGGGGGATAAGTAATGAACAAAAAGAAGATCAAGAATTGTCGTACTTGTGGACAGGGGGTTCAAAATCGTTGCTCTGCATTCATAGTGTGTGTAGAAAAAGATAGCAACAAAGACTGTTGTGAATGGATTCCTAGAGTCGCTATAAAGACTAAGTGATGAACTATAGAAACCTGATCATTATGTTTTCTGATGGTAGTTCAGTTGAATTACCTGGTGTTGAGGGTAGTGCTTGGCATAGAGCACAATTGATTGTTGACATGATTGGTGGTGATCAGTCATTGTTGTGTGGCTTGATTAATAAGAAATTGTCAACTGATGAAAAGGTGAATACATGAGTAAGGACGATAAGGCAACGTTGTGGGTGTTGCTGTGTATCTTGATTGTTACTGGTATTCCTATTGGCCTTTGTGTTTTTGATTCTCCTCACGATAGTGATTTGGAAAATGCAGGTACTGTGCAATCCGTTTCTGTATCGGCGGGTGGAATCTTAGCAGCCGATCGGTTTATTGTGACGACCACGATTGGAACATACATTACGGAAGGGGGACCGACTTCTAGTAGAACGGGGCAGGGGTGTGCTCTATTGGTTCGTGAATCAGGTTGGACTGGTAGAGAGTTTCAGTACCTAGTGATTGACGGGTGTCAATACAAGATTGTAGAAGGTATGTGAAAGGAACTTAGTGATGGACCTTGATCAAGTTTTATTGTGTGCATTGGGATACTTCGGAATTGGATTTCTGTTCTTTGTGGCATACATGATAGGGAAGGCAATTAAGACGGGATCAGTGTATCCCGTTGAAGAAGAGGTGTTTTTTATTACAAGTTGGCCTGTTGCTATCTTTTGTGTGTCGATGGTGGCAATGATCTGTCTTCCTCCTTTGATTATTCAATCTCTTTTTGGACAGAAGCATGTTGACCAAATTGTGAACGATGAATTTGTCAACTGATGTGAACAATACTTGATGTGTTGATGATATATTAGTGTTGTGCGGTTAATGTAAGTTTCAAAAGTGTTGTTTTTCAATTGTTGAAAATTAGGATAAAATCATGACTGAGAATACATCAACAACTTTCTTTGATGTTAAGTTTCCAATTCCATTCAAAGCAGTTAAGGAACGAGTTTGGAATATATTCGTTGACAGATACACAAGTGAATCCTTATATGATGTCATCAAAAGAGACTATGATGAAGTTGATGATATGCTTGACTTGTTGGGATTCCTTGGAGACTATGGAATGGATGAAGTCGAAGTAGCTGAGTATGTAATCAATGCTATTGTTGAAGGAACCACCCAGACTCATCGATCCCATTGATTGTTAATCAACAGCCACAAAAACAATTGGGGAAAACATGCCAAGACAAGATCCGAGTGACTCTGGATACAAAAATAACTATGGTACAACCAATTGTCCCAGATGTGGTCGATTAGTAAGTCGTAATGCTCTTGGTTTTCATTCACACTTGAGAGCATGTATCAAAAGAGATATCCTATTTGAGGGTAAGGTGTACAAGGCAATATTGAACAGAATAGAAATTTAAGTTGTGTTGTTGGAGCGAAGAACAGGGAATCAAAATGGCAAGTGTAAATGACAGATTTGGTAATGAAGTGGCAATGGCTCAATTCAAAACATTACCCAACATCACCGGTCGTGGTAACGGCCAAAAATACGATGCTTCTGAATTAGTGGCCAATGCTATTCAGACCAGAAATGAGTTGTTAAAATCTTGGATGGACCCAAGGCGTGACATTGATAAAGAGTGTGGTTATCCAGCAACTAACTCACTATCACCTTCTGCCTACAAGGACTTGTATGATCGTGAGCCTATTGCTGAACGTGTAGCAAAGGTAATGCCCAATGAGTGTTGGAATACTCAACCCACCATCGTAGAAGATGAAGACAACACCGAAGACACTGCTTTTGAAAAAGCATTCAAAGAACTGGGTCAATCACTCAACGGTTCTTCCTACCACCAAGATGCAGAAGGAGGTAACATTTGGGGATACCTCCACCGACTAGATGTACTCAGTGGCATTGGCCACTTCGGTGTGATGCTCATGGGGTTCAACGATGGTAAGAACCTTCAAGAGCCCGTCGAAGGAGCAATGGTTGTTAACGAAGAGTACAAAGTCAATCGTAGGGGTGGAGCAACTGCTCAAGTAGCATTGAACAGTGCTAGAAGCAAGGTTGCTGAGTTCTATAATAGGGTGCCAGACTGTTACCTCACAGAGAACGAAGAGAAGACACTATTAGATTTGAAAGACTTGAGTGATCAAGAAAAGCTGACCATCAATCAGCTGCGTGAACAGCGAACGATGGTATTGAATGCTCGTGGGTTAGCTAACAATAAGAAAACACGTAAGCCAGCTAACAATGCTAAGAAGTCCAACAGTGCTACGGGTGAGAGTGGGTTCTCTGGTGTTCGTCAAGGCGATATTAAAGCACCAGGCGTAGTCGGTACAGATACCACTTATGATCAAGCTTACGGTGCTTTGAGTCCATTCAATCCCATGGGATCATTGGCCGGAACGGATCAGCAGTATTTCGGTGTCCAGTTCGGAGCTAGTGAACAACCCTCCGACAAGCCAGCAAAGGTAGGACTGAAACTGCTGTTCCTCCGGCCATTTGATGAATCGTTAGTGCAGGTGGTTCGTTACGAATGGAATGTAATGAACCCAAGGTTTGGTCAGCCTGTGATGTACCGCATCACGTTGAACGATCCTCGTGAGCAACACAGTGGTATCGGATTACCGATGGCTACTGTGTTTGTTCATTGGAGTAGAGTGATTCACGTAGCTGACAATCTAAACAGTTCCGAGATATTTGGTGTGCCAAGGATGCGTCCTGTACTCAACCGATTGCTTGATCTGTTGAAGATTTACGGTGGTGACGCTGAAGGTTATTGGCGTGGAGCTATCACTGGCCTTAGCTTAGAAACCCATCCGCAGCTAGGTGGTGATGTTACGATTGATATGGCTGACGTTCGCACGCAGGTAGAGAACTTCTACAATGGCTTACAGCGGGCGTTAGGATTTACTGGTATGTCAGCGCATACGCTGGCACCTTCTGTGGTAGATCCTTCTTCACACATTGATAAGCAAATTGAAGCTATCTGCATTTGCCTTGGTATTCCCAAACGAGTGTTCATGGGCAGTGAACGAGGCGAGTTAGCTAGTGGACAAGATGATGCCAAGTTCAATGATCGTATCAAGGGCAGACAACAGGGTCATATCACCCCCCATATCATTGTGCCCTTTATTGATCGTCTCATCAATGTGGGTGTATTGCCTGAACCTAAGGACAGTGGTAAAGAGGGACCACGGCAAGGATATAGTGTACGTTGGCCTGACTTAGATTCTACAACAGAGCGAGATAAGTCTCAGATAGCAGTATCGAAGACTCAAGCAATGGCTGCTTATGTTGCCGGTAACGTAGAAGCCATTATGCCTCTGCAGGACTTCTACGTTCGTATATTGGGCATGAGTAAAGAAGAAGCAATAGCTATAATTGAGGGAGCAGAAGATCAAGTCATAGACGAAATGGAGTACGGTGAGACTGTTCGCTTAACCTCTGCCCCTTCTCAAGCTCTTGCAGGCGGTATGCCAGGAGAAGCCGATTCAGAAGAGAACCCAATGGAAGGTAATTCAACTGAAGAGAACCCAGGTGAAGAAGATATCATGACTGGTCCAGAAGAATCAACTGAAGAGGATGGTGATGGCTCAACAGCTGAATGAACATGAAGCCAAGGTTATCATTGGTATGTACTTAGCTGGTAGGTGCCAAGGCTATATAGCTAAGCACATTGGTAGGTCTAGAACTTCCATACATAACCTATTGGTACAACACAACATACCCTTGCGTATCAACAAGCATGCCTTTACACCTAGAAATCCAACCCCCGAAGAGATTGCTAAAGAAACAGCTGAGATACGTAAGAATTGGCGCAAGGGAGAGGCAGAAGAAAGAGCAAGCCTATGAGTTTCCAACTACTTGCAACATGCTGGGAGTAGAATAGTGTCAACAACCGATGATTGCGGTGCATATTTACCAACTCCTGAAGAGATTAAGGCAATCACCAAAGAGATACAGAGTCGTTGGTCTAAGGCTGTGGAGCGCAGAAGAACAGTACAAGGTGTTGAACAGTGGATGCCTCAACAGTTAAAGCAGGTAAACACTGATTCTCATCGTAGAAACGTGAGGGATATCTAATGCAACTCCACGACAAGTTAAAGATACTGGCTAACGCCTTTTGTCCTACCGGACCCGGTGGGGGACAAGATAATAGTTGTTCACCAAGCCATGGTGGCTATGCTACAGACTTAAAACCGATTAAGTCAATGAAAAGGATTGATATCAGTGGGACATATTCAGGTAATCTGTATCGTGCTGTAAACACGGCAGCAGTTCAAGTGCATGGAAAGGCATCAGCTAAATTTGGAATGTATGTCACTGACAGTTCTAGAATAGCGAAGATGTATGGATCAGATGTCAAGATATATCAAGCAAATGAATTGAAAGTTCTTGGCTATGCTTCACCTGAATTTGATGCCATGAGATCGAAAATGCCCAACGGCGTGACTATACAAGAGATCAAAGACAGAGCAGCAAAACTAGGCTGGGACGCAATCAATGTTGGGGGCACTGAAGGTATTGTGATTCTTGGTGGAAAAAGTAAACGAATAGTAGCAAACGCTTTTTGTCCAACCGGCGAGGGCGGGGGCATAGACCCAACATGTGGTAGCAAAGATTCTAACTTAGCAGATGACGAAAAGTCTTGGCGGGAGGCTAGTGATAATTGGGACAACGTGACTGCTGATCCAAACAAAGCCAGCAGCAAAGACTTGTATCGTTCAGCTATGTTTGGTACTGCTTTGGAAAGAGCATTTCGAGAGAAAGGAAAACAAGGCGCTGCGGATGCTATTCGAGATGAGATGAAGTGGTACACTAGCATTTTGAAGGATCGAGGGTACTTTGAGGATAAGCCAAGAACAACGGATAATTCTTCTGATGAGTGGCAACTACAAAGTGAAGTAAATCTTGGTTGGGATACCTATGCTAGACCAGTTGACTTAGCAACGCCTTCTGAAAACACTTTCTGCCCCACAGGTAAAGGTGGAGGTATTGATCCTACTTGTCAATCTGTGTTTCATGGTACTGCAGGAGAACTTAGAACAAAGATCAAGAAAGAGGGATTGATTCCCAGTGGCGCTGCTGTAAACGGTAGAGGTGTTTATGCAATATCTAGTCAGTCAGAAGCCCTGAGATATGGAATGATTCATTGGGAAGAGAAGCATCTCGACTTGTATGAGCAGCAGCGGAGAGAAGGTAAGCAGATCAGTGATAAGCATGAAATAGTTGTTTTTGAAATTCAACGCAGCGCATTCAACGATCCACACCCTAACATGGTTGTTAAGTCAACTCGGAAAATCCCTTCGTCAGCTATCATCAAGACTTACCGATATAAAGTGAACGATCTCCTGACTAAGTATGAATTGAATTGGAAGAAAGCCATTCCTTGGAAAGTAGAAAATACCACACCAAATACTTGCTTTGTTGTTTGGGTAGTGGATGAGCATGATGGGCATCCCATTGATTTTTCTTCAATTACTTCTAATGCTTTTTGTCCAACCGGACCTGGGGGAGGACAAGATAATAGTTGTTCTGGCAAGAAGTGGGATGTCTTCAAAGTTGGTAACATATCCGTCATCAAAAACCCAACAGATACAGACCATGCAGAGATGAGGCGTTTGTTCTATGAGAAGTATCCTATGGCCCCTGTTGGTTCAGTGAAGATACGAAGCACGATTGATACAGAAGGTAATAAGTATAGTTGGATGTCAGATAAGTCCCATTCAGATGTTGAACCAGAGATTGATCGTCGTTACAACACCCACACCCATCAAAGTGGTTTGTTTGACTTAAAGTACAATTCAGCAAATGATCGGACGGAGAACGCTTTCTGTCCCACGGGTAAGGGTGGAGGTGTTGACCCAACGTGTAGCCCAGGTGGTAGAGCAGTCACGAAGACTCCTGAGTTCAAGAAGTGGTTTGGCAAGAGTAAGGTGGTTGATGACAAGGGTGAACCGCTGGTAGTGTACCATGGTACGAATCAAGCATTCACAGAGTTTGGTAGTAGAAAAGGTTGGACTACTACTGAACACTTCTTTACAGAAGATCCAGACTTGGCAGATACTTACGCCAGTGGAGCTACGATCAAAGGTTCCGTTGGGGCTAACATTATTCCTGTCTACCTACGTATCGAAAAACCTACTAGTGAAAATAAGATGTCCTTGCATGATGCCAAGAATTCCAATCATGATGGAATTATTGGCAAGATTGGAGGTAAGAAATACTACATTGTTTGGAATCCCAATCAAATCAAATCAGCTACCGGAAACCGTGGCACCTTTGACTTCAGCGGCATCATCACTCACTCAGCGAACGACAATGGTCACATTCACAACTCAAACAGCCACGTTCACAATGCCAAGACGAAAGCAAAGCAACCACGTCGCATCTTCGGTAAGAAGCCAATACAGCGTAAGCTAAGTAAGAAGAAGTCACCTACGAGAATAGACCCCACTCGATTAGCTACGCTGCGAAGGGTGTGGACTACTGACTTGCGAAGACGGTTCAAAAGTATTGACCAAGCATTGTATCAACTACTGGTGAAGGACGACGCCTTCGGGCTTGAGGGAAAGAAGGTGTTCAACGTATTTTGTGCCACTGGGACTGGTGGTGGTGTTGATCCAAGTTGTGGCAAGAACATTGGCCAAATTGAAAAGACAGAACACTCTTGGAAAAATGAATTCGATGTTGGTAAACAACACTATACGTTTTTGGCAGAAAAAAGATTGTATGTTGGACAAGATGAATCTGATCCAGATGCTAGTGATACTTGGGAAGTGGGATTCTTTGCCCATGTTGGTGGAGAAACTTTTGGTGAGGGTAAAGTAGATATAGAGGGATTGGGAATTACAGGAACAGGAAACCAAGTCCAAGTGCTAACAAGAGCTCACAAATCTTTAACTGAGTTTATTGTAGAAAAGAAACCAGCAAAAGTTTTCTTTGGGGCTTCAGAACTTAACAGACAACGTCTCTATGCCAAAATGGCCAATCGGTTAATCCCAACTGACTATGAGAGACTACCATCAGCTAGTAACAGATTTCTATTCAAGCGAAAAGTTGTAACCAATGTATTCTGTGCAACAGGACAGGGTGGTGGTATTGACCCAAGTTGTTCTTCTAGCAGTAGCAAAGAACCTCTGAAATTTGCTGGGTATGGTGTAGACGTACAACTCGATCCTGGCTATAACTACCATGTCACTACTGCCGAGCGTGCCTATGACATAGCTAATACTGGTAAGCTGGTGCCACACAAGCCCAGCTACGGTACAGATCAAGGTGCTTGGCCTGACAGCAGTACTGAGAAGCGTTCCTACCTGACTGCCGGCAAACCCATGTGGGAGTTTTCACCAGAGGAAGGCAAACCAGTTGCGTTGAGGATTAAAGACTCTGCTGTGCTGTTCAAGAAGGAGTCAACAGGCGACGTCTATTACAACAAGTCAATTCCTAGCAAACATATTGAGATTGCTTTGGCTGACGGTTCTTGGACCCCGCTGGATGGGCTCAAGTCTCTCACAGAGAACTACGACGTAGCAAAAGAGGTGGAGAGGGCAGCTAGAGAAACCGATACGAACCCCTCAGACGCTGCGAGAGCAGCGGGTAACTACCGAAAGGGCCAAGTATGGGTACAGGGGCTGGAGGTGTCTGTAGAGACGCCTAGAGGGGCTACGCGACGAGGTATAGGGGCTGACGGTGAACCCTGGGAGCATAAACTGAAGGACTACTATGGTTACATCAAGCTGACGAAAAGTGAGGCAGACGGCGATCACATGGACTGCTTCCTTGGTCCAAACCTAACCAGCGACAAGGTATTTGTCATCGATCAGACTCGCCCATGTCTGACTGAAAATGCTTTCTGTGCAACTGGTAAGGGGGGAGGAATCGACCCGAGCTGTTCTCCTCGTGACAGCGAAGGTAAGCAGGAACATTACGAGCAGTCGATGCAAGGCGAGTTTTGGCTACAGGGTTCCTCCGCTGTATCAGCTAATGGCGATATTGACGATATGAACCATGAGGCACATGCTGTTCAACAGGCACAGTACGACGTTGCTGAAGCGTTTGGAGTCGACTTAAACGATGATGATTGGGACAAGGCGAAGGAAGAGATCGTATCGAAGATTGTTGAAGAACAACCTGAACTACAGAAGCAGTTGGACTGGTTTGATCAGTATGGTGCTCCTAGCAACCCCGAGCAAGAATCCCATGTCAAACCGTTCTACGACAAGCTCAAAGAATTCGGTGTTACCCAAGAGGATTGGGAGGTTGCTCACGGTAACGGCAATCAAGACTCTCGCACATGGGCAGCTTCGAAGCATGATTGGGTTCGAGTAGCAGGGAACAGTATCCAGATGGTTAGCATAGACGGTCTCAAGATGAGTGAGATTGCTGATGGCCTCTATGATGCTTACGGTGAGGACGTTGAGAAGCAGTCATTTGATTTGGAAGTGATTGCCAAGGATTCAGTCGGCAGCGGCAAGAACATCTACACGAAGATGTACACCGACGTACCCTATCATAAAATAGCAAGCGGTTCTCTAAGTGCTTTACGAGAGTATGTAACAAATGTTGCCTGTCGCGAGTTCGACGAGCACAAGGTGATGATCGGCTGGGACAATGCTGAGGAAGCCAAGCAAGCATACCACAACAACTTCTCGGAAGGTTGGCAGGGGTTCAGTGGCATCACTGAGATGACGATGGATGAGTTTAAGCAGTGGCTCAAGGAAGGTGACAGTGGCAAGCCAGTAATGAATAGCTTCTGTGCAATGACGTTGAATCAAAAGTTGCAACTGTTAGCAGATGATAAGTCTACTCTAGTATTCAATTCTTCTTACTTTGCCACTTGTGAACGAGATGAGAAGGGACAATGCTTACCTTCTGGTGATGTAGAAGACAAGGGTTCTGAAAAAGAAGATTTCAATGAACCAACCAAGGATGTCGTTGAATCAACGGGTAAGTTTGATAGAGCAAAGTGGCAAGGTAAACGAGAAGAGTGGAGTAAATTGTCAGTTGGTCAAAGAGATGATTTGGCCAATGCTGAGAGTGGTATTAAGGGTAGAATCAGCGAGTTATTAAAAGGAGTGCCAGAAAGACCAAATACCGGCAACTTGGAAAAAGACTTAGGAACTAGAATCAATCAGCTATCAGACCGCGTGCATCCACAAGCAGCAGATCGGATGAAGACGGTAGCAAGAGACTACACTAACTTGATGAACGAAGCAGGTGTTAAGCCAGAGCATCAGCATGATTTAGCAATGGAAGCTGTTGACCACTTAGCTGCACAAGAGTCTGAAACAATGACACGTCAACTAGGTGATCATGGTGTAGCACACATTAAGGGTGACATCGATGTAGCTATGCAAACAATGGATGCTTTACCTATAAAGGCTACAGCGAAAGATAAACTAGCAGCTTACACCGCTTGTATCTACCATGACACAGGTTATCTGACAGAACCCAGTCGGTCTTTCTTAGACGAAGGGCATCCACGTTGGAGTGAGCAGCACTACAACACCAACGTAAGGCCATTGGTTGCTAAGGCACTAGGCAATCGTGCTGCTGATGAAGTCAGCCACATCATTAGCACCCACGATGCTACGGACATGGATTGGAAAAACGATAGTGTAGCTTCCAGTGTGAGACTAGCGGATAATCTAGCAGTCTTTCATCGTGAAAAGCTACCCCCAGTGTTTCGTTACGTCAACGGTAACATTAATGTGTTGAAAGACTTGGGTGCTGGTAAGATCGACAAGGCAACAGCCAACGAAAGAATGGTAGCCAACATTGCCAAGTCAAATCTGTCTGACAAAGTCAAAAGTCAACTAAGACTAGGTGCCAAGGAGGTATCAGAGTACACACCCAAGGTTACACTAGGCATGTTGGGTGGTACTTTGACAGGTGTGAAGTACAAGGACGACATGGTGGTGGCGGAAGTCAAGGAGTCTAAGAAGGCTACGGAGATCAACAAGCTGGGTGACTTCGGTCAAAACCAACTGGCGAAGTTGGCTAAGACTTTTGATGCTGATCCTAAACAGTTTCAGAAGGACTTGAACTTTACTTTCAAGGGCAAGGACGGTCGTGCTCGTCTGCGCATTGAGATGGCCAAGTCAGTCGAGAATGTGTTGTTGAATGCTGGTGAACGATTTCAATTCCTTACCTCACCAGAGCAAGTCAACTCCTTCCGCGAGTTCTTAAAGAAACTATTACAACAATACATTGTAGATGAAAACGTCAATGCAGAGGATCAGTGGTTTCAACAATACGTAGAAGAGGGATATCGTAAAGGCGCAGGTCGTGCATGGGATGACACAAGGCCCAGCGTGAAGAAGTGGATGAACAGTGACGAAGCAAACAAAAAGTTGGACTTCTACGATGGTACAAGAGCAGACTTCTTACGTTCATCTTTTGCTAGACCAGTCAGTGTTGAGAAGGTGAAACTATTAGCCGGTCGCTCCTTTACTGACCTAAAGGGTATCAGTGACCAGATGAATGCTAAGCTTATTCGTGGTCTCACAGATGGATTGGTACAAGGCAAGAACAGTAAGCAGATGTACAAAGACTTAGCCAGGGAAGTCGGTATCAGTGAGTCTCGTGCAGAAGCAATAGCACAAACGGAACTAACGCGAGCGCATGCATCAGGCCAGTTGCAGAGCTTTAGAGACTTGGGTGTAACACGTTTAGGGGTGATGGCAGAATGGAAAACAGCCGATGACGATCGTGTGTGTGACGAGTGTGATGCTATGAATGGTACAGTGATGACAGTAGATGAAGCAGAAGGAATGATCCCAAGACACCCAAACTGCTTTGTCAGTCCAAGAGTGAAAATCTACACCGCTGATGGGTGGAAACCAATTTCACGTGTTGAAGTTGGTGATTTAGTTCTCACACACTTGGGGCGATTTCAAAAAGTAATCCAAACTCATCGCAATATGGGGTATCAAGAATCACTGGTTGAGTTTAAGATTGGGTTTAGCCAAACAAGTATCACAGTCACTGAGGGGCATCCAGTTAGGGTCAATGGTAAATGGATACCAGCAAAGGATATTAAGCCTGGGGATAGGGTTCACTGGCTGTCAACAAATTGTAAGGGATGTGGAAAAATTCTTCCTTATGGATTGAAGTATTGTGGTGTAGAGTGCCAGTGGAAGAATAAAGAACACAGAGCCAATATCACCAAAAAGAATAGTGAAGCAAATCTACGTCAATATGCTTCCGGTGAACGAGATGGTCATGCTTGTACAGAAGCAGCACACAATAGGGTTAGAGAATTACTAGCCTTAGGTGAGTTTAGAATGCCAAGGTTATCTGGTGATGCTAACCCCGCTAAACGACCAGAAGTTCGTAGAAAGATTCGTGATGGTAAATTGGGTGATAAGAATCCCATGAGAATGCACCCAGAGATAGGTAAGGCAAATGGACAAGCGTTGGCTCAATACTGTAAAGATCATCCTGAAAAACATGCTAACCATATTGTCAATCTGAAAGGGCATAGGACAAAGATTGAATTGATAATGGAATCTGAACTTCATAAATTGGGGTTATGCCCTGATTCAGAGTACCAAATCGGTAGGCTGCGGGTTGACTTTGCCTTTCCTGAACATAAGCTGGTGGTTGAGTGTGATGGTGCTTATTGGCACCAAGATGCAGAAAAAGATCAACTACGTGATCAGCGTTTAGAAAAAGAGGGTTGGACTGTTTTACACTTTACTGAAGAACAGGTTTATGAAACACCAAAATCTTGTGCCAGTAAAGTAAAGAGGGTATTAAAGAATCACACTGGGCAATACAAGTTCGCTTTGTTTGAGGTTGCTGAGGTTAATCACAGAGAATCAGGCAGGGTTGTGTTATTTAACTTGTCAGTAAACGAAGACGAATCTTACATCGCTAAAGGATGTGTTGTTCATAACTGTCGTTGTGCACTACTTCCTGCCAATGTAGGTGAGGAAGATGACAATGACAATCAACAGATTAGGGGTAAGTCTGCTATTGAGCGGGCAATTGAAGATTCACTAGATGCAGAAGGTCGTGGCGATAAGACTACTTGGCCGGGAGCGGATGTTAGCATTAGCAAGGTCAGACCAGAGGGTATTTTCAATTCGCAAAACTTGCTGTTAAATTACCAACAAGGACAATCTGAAATCATTGATAGATTGGATCAAGTGATTGACTTACTTGGAATCACAGATAGTTCTTTGCCACTGATTGACAATGTAGAAAATACCTTTTGCCCTACAGGTAAAGGCGGTGGAGTTGACCCTTCTTGCTCACCTCAACAAGGAATTACTGAAGAGGATAAGGAAAACTTTGCTTCTTGGACTGACCAACAGTACAACCCCTCTCTGAGTGAGACAGAAAGAGGTCGATTGCGGAAGGTCTATCAAAGCATTTCTAAGCTACCAAACTACCGAGGTGAGGTTTATCGAATTGTTACTTTGAACCCCGGTGAACAGTTTCAAGGTGGTAGTTTGAAAAGAAACGAATCTGTTTGGTTTGATCGACCATACTCTACAACCAAAGATAAAGAATACACTGACACAATGTTAGATGGGCTGCCTGAAATCTCTAAGCCAGGTAGTACAATTGTTTATATGACAATGGAAGTCAAGAGCGGGGCTGATTTATCTCCTTATGATGACAAGGCTGCCTATAGTGGCCAACAAGAAGTGGTAACAAGACCGGGAACGATGTACGTAGTTCACCAAGTTCGCAAAACCAAATTGGTCAACGGTACCAGTCTCTTGCAAGTTCATTTGAAAGAGGCTTATCGCAGTGAACAAAGAGAATCTGATTGGTTGAAGATGATTGAGAACCGTTCTTTCTTCGCAGAATGTGAGCGGGACGAACACGGTCATTGCTTACCGGAAGGAACTAGTGAAAGCAAGAGTCAAGCAGCCACTAGAACGTACAAGCCCAGCACTGTAGAGAAGCAGCGTAAGGGTGAAGCAGAACAACTGCTGTTATCCAAGGCAATTGGTGGAATTAACACGGATGATAACAAGCCGTTCGATGTATTGGTTGGTAGTAATGGTGTTGAAGTCAAGTGTGTAATTGATAACGACAATGATAAGATTACGGTGCATCCAGAAAGTAGAATTAGAAAAGAACAAGAAGCTAAACGACTGAAGCTAAAGACGCATACGGTTGCAATAGATACTCGTAGCGGACGTAGGGTATACTATTATCGTTCTGGTGTTGGTGCTTTTCGTCTAAGCAGTATGGAACGAGTCTCGCTGACTAAGCTGAAAGAAATCCTATCATGACTAAGTTAGAACTACTGGATACAATAACAGAACTCGCTGAAGAGAAAGCCATTCTGGATGCCAAACTAGCTTTCTTACAAAACGAGTTAGACGAAGGCAATTACGAAGGGGATTAGTCATGACAGAAGAAATGAAGATAATTTTGAAGAGTGCAACCGACGACGAGCTGATGGAAGAGATTAGAAATCGAGGGTATGAAGTGGTAGATCCTCACGATGACACTGGAATCGAACCATGTACAGGCGATGGCTTCTAGAATGTGTGTTGGAACGCTGTTGGACAACAACGAAATGTGCACAAATGATTGGTGCAGATCCTAAAGAAGTATTGATGGATTTCAACCAATTCGTTCAGGAATTACTTGGAGACAAGTCATGAGCTACTGGTTGGAAGACGCAGATGGTAAATATCTTGGTGACTTAGCTACCAACGTAGGAATCAACCAGCTAAGATTGCTAGGTCATGAGTATCTCAATAGGATGTTAGATACTGGAACAGCTGATGCTGAATTGGTTAAACTTATTGTGGTAGAAAGCGTTAAAGACACTAGAACTGAATACATATCCAAACTGTTGGCTAATGCTGTATTCCCCGTTTATGTTACTGACGGATGTGGTCGTACAGACGAAGTAGAAAATGTTTTTTGTTCTACTGGCAAGGGGGGCGGAGTTGATCCTAGTTGTAGCAAAGGTGGTGAAGAAGTTGTAGTCAAGTCAGACCGAACCTTGGTAGAAGAATATACTAGAACCAGTGGCACTTACAGCAAAGTCAACGAAGGACTACGAGAAGGGAAAGACATGTCAGCCGACCCTACGGTGGTGGCTCTAGATCATGTCTTTGACAAACAAAGTGAACCTTCGCCTGCGGTGCTGTACAGAGGAATCGCTGGTTGGGAACCAGAGGAATTAAACTTGGTTGAGGGTAGAGTATTTACAGATCTTGGGTTTGTGTCTACGTCAGAGAAGAAAGTTGATGCAGCTAAGTTTGCTATGGCAGGTAAGCAGGAGATGTCTGGTGAGGCAGTTGGTATACTTATCAAGATCAATACAGGTAAGGTGGCGTCATTAAACATGGGCCGGTTTTCCATGTATGATGAAAAAGAATTGTTGCTACGCCGTGGAACCCAGTTCAAAATCACTAGCGTCAAGGAAGGCTACCCAGGCGAGAAGTTAGCCGTTGTAACAATGAGCGTGGTGAAATCATGAATGAAGATCGAGCAGAACGATTCGGAGCAGACTGGGTGAAGGTACTTAACCCCACTGCCACTACTCACAGAAAAGCACTGGAAAGCAAATCAGGTAAATCAAAACCAACTCTGACTGAACAACTCAGTCAAATACTCAATCGAAAGTGAGTACAATTATGTTAGACGTACAGTGCTATCAATTTGAGATAGACAAAACAACTAATGTGATACGAATTACAATACACTTTGACCAACGTATTGTTAGAGCTGATAGGGAAATATGTGTGGAACTGCTAGAAGAGGACTCACTAAAATTGGCTTCTATGCTTACTTCTGCTGCTACTCTAAAACCAAGTCCAAGTATTGAAAATATTCTTACAGTTGGGTCAATCTAGTAACCTTTTTAGGAGACGAATTATGACAAAATTGAAAGTACAAGAGAACAATTTACAAGTGTTGAGCCTATTGCAATCAGTCGTGAATGGTGAAACTACTTCACGCAACCTCTACTTTGCTCGTGCTGTATTTTGGGATAACATTGGAATACACAAGCTGGCTGAGTACTACGAGAAACAAAGTCAAGAGGATCATTGTCAGTTGAGTGCTGATCGTATGGCATTTCTAGGTGAGCAACCTGCCTTTAGTCCATCCTCAGTACAACCTTTGACGGAAGAATCTATTGCAGAGCAGTACCGTATTGACTTACAAGTAGAAGTGGCTTTGGCTGAGAACTACACTGAGAGCATTAAGACTGCTGAGACTCTTGGTGACTACGTTACTGCTCAGATTTGGAAGGGTGTATTACAATCCACACAAGAACATTGTGCCTATCTCCAACAGGAATTGAAGAAAATTGAATTGGTAGGTGAAGAAAATTACTTAACCACGTGGATCTAATGAGTATTCAATTCATTGAGAGTAGAAATGAAAATACCTACCAGTTATGAAGTGTCACGTTGGCCTGAGTTTGTGGCTTTTGCTAAAAGACTTGGGATACCCGGAGCAGAGATTGAAGACAAGTTTCCTTGGCTGTCAGTTACCATTCAAATTGGTCCAGAAGATGAAACTGTTAAGGTGACACAAGTCTTTCTTGGGATGGATAAAGATAACTCGGATTCAAGCATAAGATTGCCTGTACCCACTTGTATTCACTAAATACCGTGGGTACAGATTCTGATTGTTTCCTACGAAGAAGAATGACTTATGATTGCAGGAGCAAGTACCTTGGAAACACTGACTGTTGGTTTTACCCCCACACAACAGCGAATGCTTAACCTGCTCAGTGACGGATTGCCCCATAGCAGGGAAGCAATGCTAGAATGCTTACAAGATGAGCAAGTGTGTTCTACTGCACACACACCCCATCTACTGGCAATACGCAAAAAGTTAAGACCTAAAGGCGAAGACGTTATTTGTGAGTATATCAAACGACGTCCCTATTATCGTCATGTTAGATTGCTTCCTTCAGCCTACGATGGTAGGTACTGACTTCATTGACTATTTACTAGGTAGTGTATACTTACTAGGTAGTTATTCTATGTCGTTCTGACAAATTTCTACTTTACTCTTGTCAAGGGATAATTTAAGCTGTCAGGTGTATGGAGCACCTGACAGTCAATATCTCTGGTAAAGTCAGACAGGTCAACGAGGGTGGTAAGTCATTCCTCGTTGCACCACTCTCGCTCATTGTCCCTGGAGTCCTATCTGGATCCAAGGGAAGTTTGCTTTATGAGCCTTCTGAGATTGCTAGGAATTACCAACAGTGGAACGGTATGCCATTGTTGGTTTATCACCCGCATGACCCCATCACTAACCAGCCTCTATCTGCCCAAGATCCTGATCAAGGGCCTTCTGTCATAGAAAAGCAAGGGGTGGGTGAAGTTCGCAATACCCATATCAAGAATGGGAAGTTGCGAGCAGAAGGTTGGTTCGACGTAGAGAAGACCACGAAGGTTGACCCTCGTATCTTGGCGAATCTTAAAGCCAACCGTCCTTGTGAACTTTCGACAGGTTTGTTCACGGACAATGAGGATACTCCGGGCAACTTTCGTGGTCGTCCTTACACTCAAAAGGCAAGGAACTACCGTGCAGACCACGT